ATAACAAATTCTATGAATGATTTCATCTGATCCGAGTAGTACTTCATAGTCATGGCCCTGGACATCGACTTTGAGACCATCAATATAAGGAAATCGTGCCCAATTCATTGGTTTCTAAAATGTGTCTAACCTGTAGCAAGGAACCTCTGTTTTGGCTAGTACTCCAAACGTAGCTGGTTCATATAGACTTGAACATCTTTAATACGTTTACAATGATCTGGTATTGTAAACTCCATACTTTTGAGTTTGATAAACTATACTTTAAGTATCTGGTTAGATTCAGAGAATTGGGACAGGCTCCCACACTTTATCTTCCAATAAAACCCTAATTCTATTTTCCACACGCTTCGTCAAATCATTCCAGTCTTTATTTTCATCATCCGATTCCGTCTGAAGTAGTGGCTCATAGATGAAATATAAAAAATCATCTCTATATTCTTGATAGACAGCATTACAAATAATGATAGAGTAATTTTCTTTACAAGAGTATCGGATACCGCTGATAAGTTTTCTTGTTGTATCTAGAGTGTCTGCCACAGGAAAACCAAAAAAAACGAGAAATACTTTATGCTCTTCACGCGCAAGTGCTTCTTGAAGACGGGTTGTTCTTCTAACATATTTATCTACAGTCGCTTTTCTTTCTTCTTCAGTGACAAATGTGTCATGAGGTAACCAACTCCCTGTTCTTTTATTATGATTTGTAGTATCCATTTCAGAAAAATAGCTCTCCCAGAATGATTGTGTGGATCCCCTAGACAATTGGAGAACCTCTAGCATAGACTCTGGACTCATTTGAGTCCAGTCGAAAGGTAGACGCGGCTGATTGACGATAGCATTCGCAACCATCGCTGCATTACACCGCATCCCAAAGGGGATTACTAAAACTTTCATTAGTTAAGCATACTTAAACTCATTTAAGTATGGTTAGTTAATGCCGAAAGAATTTATCCGGATAAGCAACGACGAACTTTGTTTTACGAATGTGAGTGATTATTCATGCGTAGAGTCTGAAGTGTATGGGTGGCAAATTACATATGATAGACAAACGAGCGAACCAGACAGTGAAACACCTATTTACTTCATTCTAGACACCATGAATCATGCAGCATTTTGTCACTGGGTCTATGAAAATGCGATTTGGATACCTGAATTTCAGAAACTTCGTGAGAAATATCCATCGTGTAAACTCGTTCTAGAAGAGTACAGACAATACAAAAAGTTATTTCTGGATTTTTATGGTATTTCTATGGACTGTGTGTGTCTTCACAAAGATATACAACCAGAAAATGTATGCTTCTTTCATTCCTATAGTAGTCTGAATGACCTTTCCATTCCATCTGTTTATTATGAAAAGATTGAAGAGTTTGGAAAAAAAATTGAATGTATACAACCAAAAGAACCCATTCCTCTTCTTTATTTACCCCGCGGTGTAAAAGAAAATCTACAAGGCCCTAATAATCGAAGTTACAATATTCAAGAAGATTTGAAAGAATTTGTAAAAAACCTTGGAGGAACTGTGTATGAAACAGATACCACTGTATCACTGATAGACCAAATTCGCCTTGTAAAATCCGCACATACTATTATTCTTGATTATGGCTCTAATTTATGGGTCAATGGGTTTTTTTCCAGAAATAGCCAAATTGTATGTATGAATAATGGATGGAATCATCATAACCAGTTTCCCTCGTTACGCCATATTTGGGAAAAAATTCATAGAACAAGTAACGTTACATTAATTTATGCGCATTCTTCTGAAAAAATAGCAGACTCCACTGTTCCTGTTGTTTGTTTTCATATACCTACTGTAATTCATACATTGCTCTCTGTTTTAAACATATCCAGGAATAGAAACTAACGCAGTATTTAAACGATGTAGATTCTCCTTCCACTCCATTGCTTTCTTATAATTAACGTCTATACTCTCACTATATTGACTATAATAAGAAGGCGTTAGCACCCTACATTTAGAGAGAAGCTCTTCTGCTGTTCCATCTTCTAAGAGTATCCATCCAGTTGTATCAAAATACTCTCCAATATTGGGACATCCATAATAAATGGGAATAGTCTTTGTGACTAGACAATCAATAAGTTTTTCTGTAAAATAGTTTTCTTGACGAGAATTCTCAATGGTTAAATGGAACTGAAAGGTCTCGAATAAAACGTATTTTGCTGTAATATCCTTACTCTCTAGAATAGGATTTTGTGTAATTGCTGGTAAAAGAGGGTAGGTGCAGCTGCGAAAAAATAGAATCGGCAATGAATGTAGTCCTTGCTGAGAAAAATAGAGATTATGACGAATCTTATGTCCTTCTGTCATAGATTTAAAACCGACGACTGTCGAAATACCAAAGGCCTTCATTGTTGTATCAATCTTTGTATATTTATCTTCATGTAGCCATGTTTGTGTATAAAAGGTAAATTTTCTAGCATTGCTACACTGTTTCAATACTTCAGAATCAAATGTAAAGATAGTGTTATAGAGATAAGAATGTGTTAACAAATACTGACGAATAGGACGAATCGCTTCAGGCTCGAGTTGTAAATAAATCTGAAGTTTGGTATCTGGAATAAACCGTTCAGTATCTACATACATGCGAACATCACAGTTTGGTTTTGCCAATCGGTCTACTGGTAGACAACCTTCTTCTACAAGTTCAATTGACATTGTCTAATGTTTTTATAGCTGCTCCTTTAAATATATAGTCTTTGACTGGATATTCTTTGACACGAAACTCCCATTGGAACGGATGCCATTGATGGAAAAATCCTGGCACTTTTTCACGATCCTTCTTCTGCTCTGGTATTGAATCTGCGAGCGCTCTATCTTCCCATCCCCAACTGATATTATGATACCAACCTTCGGTCTTCTTATAATCTTCTATCTTACAAAAGAAATTGCCAAACGACGTGTCTCTCCAAAAGCCTCTGCTATGTTCTGGATTGATAAACGAGAAGAAGATCGGATAAAAATATTGCCCGTTCGAAAGACTTCTTTCTGCTCTATCAAATAAGTCATGCGTTGTCACCATCAAATCCGCATCACAAAAAAAGACACTGTCTGCTTTGAATTTCTGTTCCGCAATCATTGCCGCTTTATCTAATCCACCTCCTCTGTCAAAGAACTCATAGTCTTGAATTGTCTCCAAATGCCAAGGAAGTTTGTCTCCCAGTTCTTCCTCTAACATAGCCTTCACATCTACATCTGTGCTTTTATAATCTACAACAACTACAACCCAATCATCTTCAGCTCGCTTTTGCTTCAGTAAAGAAGAAAGTAACCTTGGAAGTAAGAGCAAAATATACCGATCATCTTTTGTAATGATTGGATGTATCTGAAGTTCATTTGATGATTGTATTTTATCGTCTACATGATGTAAAAATGATAATGAATCTTCTTTATCAACTATTACACAACTTCTGTTTTTGACAGCAACACAAATGGCAAGCCTCATTCCTCTTTCTTTTGTTCTTAGCTTTATGTCAGGAGTTGCTGTGCCTGCGCAAAGGTCATCTCCACCATTTCACCTCCAATCTCAACCATAATAGTATCTTCAGCTGGAGGGTCCTCTTCTTCACTCTCTGGAGTGATAGGGGGAGGAACTTGCGTTTCTGGTTGAGGAGATGGAACCTCTGCTACTGGAGTATCCTCATATTTCTGCTTCATATCAGCCTTTTTCATCCAAGACCATCTCCAGTCCGTAGTAATATGAGGAACAACAATACCCATCTGAACACCCTTTTCTGTCAGTGACTTGTTTGTATAGGATCGGACTTGCTTGAGTTCTTCAAGCGTTGTCTTCGCTAACCCACCCCGTTGATTCCGATGCGCGTTGTGAAGTTGAGTTAGCTTTTCAGAGCCTACATGAAGCAAGGTTTGAAGTATCAGACCAATCTCTTTCTTGCGTTCACCACTCGTCTCCATACGTTCCAGGGCTGTCCCCCATTCTTCTTCATTAATTTCTTTCATGAGATATTTAATGTCAACCCCCTGATTGATATTCGCAGCTTGGCGAAGAGGAAATTGAGGAAGACGAACATACTGGATATCTGACAAACACCGCACGACATCTAAGAGTTCTGTTTTATCAGGCTGACTTAACTGCACAGGAGGAATCTCCATGACAACTCGTGTAAATGTATAGGCATTAGGAAGACCTCCGCACGGGACATCTCCTGCTTCACGTGGCACTGCGCCACCATTTCTGCTGCGCAGATATTCATAATAGTGAGGATTGTGAACAACTGTATTCAAGAGAACTTGTCCCGTATTCCAAGAGAAGGTTGTCTGACACGCAGTACACCACATCTGGTCACACCCGTCAATCTTTGAGATACGGATACCACACTTAGGACAGGGGCGTGTCTCTTGACGAATCATGGAAGCAGTTGCCTTGGAATCTTCATTACAGGTGTGCGCTTCGTCGCGCTGCCCTGCCTTGTCTGCGTGACAATCCGCACAGAAGAACTTCTGACAAGTGCCACACTTCCACGCAGAGCTCAAGAAGCCACGACAGCCTTCTGAGGGACACTTCATAATGAACTGACGCGCCTCACGCTCTTTTCCTGTTAAGACAGCATTAGCCCTTCGCATCTTTTCTTCAGCTGCTCGCATACGGGTCTTGAGTTCCATACGCTGCTGATTGATTGGGCGAAGTCTATCTGTCAGCTGCTCTAAGGTATCAGAGGGAGCATATTGTGTTTGAATTGCGTTACGCTCACGCTTCAATACAATGCGTTTACTGCGACACTCAGTATACACCTTAATGGCCTCATTGTATTCAAATTGAGCTTCCACAAAGATTTGCATAGCAGGGAGACGACCGCGCTCTCTGTCAATGAGCACCTTGCGCCGATGCTGTCTCAGAGCACATTTCCGAAAGGTCTGAGTCAGTTTCGTATCAATGAATTCACGATTCCACTCGCGACGACATCCCATACAATGGGGGTCATTCAGAGTTGTGAGTAAATACTGAGATATACACTTACGACATGTTACGTGAGGACAGAATGGACATGTAATGGGCTGCCGAATGGCAGCTGTAAACGGATCCATACAGACCGGACACTTCGGAGGTTCTTTCTTTTCTCTCTTTGACATCTAGTTGAGTTGTACTTCCTTTTTCTACGCGATTTGCTTCAATTTTTGTGTGAGTTGCCAGGCTCCCTCTGCGGAAGCATTGTAACGCCACCACTGAATACAAGCTGCTGACATAGTTGCCCATTGCTCTTCTGATAGAGAGGACACTTTCGTAGAAACCTCTTCTGGAGAGTTCACTCGGATGTAATGAACCCCTTCTTGAGGAGGGTTTGCGTAGGTGTCCATATCAACCTCAGGGGCACAGACAGGCACACATCCCATAGCCATACACTCTACCTCACGATGGCACTTCTTGCCATACCCTGCGAGACACAAGCCAAACTTCGCATTCGCAAGAGCTTCCAAGTATTCCTTTGGACCCAGAGTATAAGGTGTAGTATCACCATTAACTAATGAATATCCATCACAGACCTTTGACCAATCATGTGTCTTTCTACGCTTCTCCTGCACCTTGTTTTCAATCTTGCCATAAAAGACAAGGGATTTGGATCGTTCAGACCAAGACTTCTTGGGAGCACCTGAAGAAACCACGTCCTCTAGGAGTCGAGGATTTCGCGGCCAAAAAAACCAACTCTTGGCAGGTCCCCCTGACTCCATTGGCTTGGGATTTCCAAACAGAGCAAGTTCCCATTTCTGCTCCTCCTGTGGAGATGCGAAGAGCCAATCATAGGTAGGTCTATCATACAAGAGTATCTTGCCGACACCATCCATCCAGATTTGAACAGCTGTTTCGTGTTCTACACACTCCACATAGCCCTTTTCTTGCCAGAGTTTCACCATTTCACGGAAAGAGTCACCAGTGTGAGCAAAGAAACCCGATAATGACTTCCGAGGCATATACACAGTGGGTTTTTTCACATCAACCGTGAGGATACCTTTGATAGTAGCAGAGACTTGCTTGAAGACCATATCCTGGGTGACAGCATCGGACGCCCTTGGAACAATTACAAGAGAATGATAAAGACCCGCAGCACCAGAGATATGAGCAGCCTCGCCATCAGGATCCATTTCATTCTGGATTTCAATGGCAGAGGCTCCATGAGGGAGAGCCCATGTGAAGCCCCATCGGCTGGTAGACTTGCTACCCCCGTGGTAAATACATCCTGCTGCTGATCGCATCTTCTCAACAATGCGATCAGGCGATGTGCGCCCATCATAAATCACAGACCACTCATAGTCTGAATATTCGGACTCCCACTTCCGAACGACATCTGTTGTGATATACTTTCCGTCAATGACAACCACCCACTTCTTCTCAGTAGAAGACTGCTGCCAAGACGGTTTCAAATATTTTCGGAGTATCTGGACATCTTCCACATGAACTTCACTTTTTGCTGTGTATGGCACTTGGATAAGCTCCTTACACCAAATCTGAACATTTTGCTTGTGGCTCAATACGGGAAGCTGCGCCTCGTTCCATTGGAAGCAAGCAAGATAAGGCTCAATGACTCCTTCCTGCGCAAAGAACTCGCCATTTCCATACTTCTCTCTCAGCTGAAGCACCTTGGGTAGGAATTTTACCATATAACTCTCGCATGATTTCTCATACTCCTCCAACCAGGGAATTGCGAAACAAAGGTCAGACTGGTAGGAGGGGTGAATCGGACTGAGCTGGGACTTCGACCACGCCTCTTTAGAAACATCCTCCTTTCCAATATAAATCTGATTATACCCATACGTGAGACCCTGAGGAGTCTGGAATGCGTTTGTATATTTATAGAGTTGAATACTCTCCTCAGGATGAGGGTTCATTCCACTCGACTTCCAAAAATATCGTTCTCCTCTCTCTAACATCTTACAATAGACATCTAATGCCTTGGGTTTGATGCCCCGAAGTCTACGCTCAAACATTCCATAGTCTAACTTATCAAACTTATAAGGACTCATATCAAAGACAGGTTCCATATCATGAAATCCAGTTGGATCTACATACATATAACAAGGTCTATCTACAATATCTTGAGGGTCATATGTGCGAAGATTAGAAAGATGAAGGTGAAATGTCTTTAGGGAGAGTGACGGATTCACAATCAAAAATTTCTTGCGAAGCATCTCAACATTAATTGCGTTATCACACCCAGCCTTTCCAAAGGGAATGTCCAGTTGCTTCATGTCCCATGCTTTTGACTTGACACTTGTGGAGAGAAATCCCCATGTATCTTGACTATCATTACGAGGTCCAAACAGTTTAGGAGGAGCATCTTCTTCTTGAATATCCCAACGCAGCAGAGAAAGAAATATATTATCCAAGTCCACAGACCAAGCATCTCTCCAAGATGAGTCATCTAGATAAATATCCGCATTCCCAAAGACGCAAATGACATTGTCAGGGACATTCTTGATAATCCACTCCACAACAATTTTGTAGGACAAGCGTCTTCCAACAATTACTTGCTGAAGTTTGCTTGACGTTGGAAGTTCATCCGACTGATCTGATTCATTTAAGAGGATAACCTTGTCAATTACTGACGATTTTAGATTGTTCTCTAGACACTTCTTAATCTCTTTTTGTCTTTTTAGTTTCTCTGGCACATAGAACTGTGTAATATACCAAAGTGGCATAGGAGACTCATTGCTCAATTGAATCTGCATATTGAGTTCGGCAAAGTACTTCAACCGATTGGACGTATAATTCTCTGTCATTCCAATTAATCTAGACATTCGCAGAATAGCAGACATCATCAGAACACCATCATCTGGAGTCTTATCCCATTCATCACCCAAAAAAGGATACATGAGATGAGCCTCTTCCATAACAATAACATTGCTTAGCTGAAGCGAACGAAATTTCTGGAACCCAATGGCAAGGACGAGTCCTTTGGGAATAAACATCATCTTATAGTCGGCATGGTTAAGTGAAAGAAAAAAATCAATCTCATCTTGCGAACTATCGATAAGGAGAAAGAAATCAACTTGCTTTTGTTGCTCTTTCCATCTCTGTATATCACGTATTCCTACACAGACTGTCTCCCATCGATTCCAGGAAATAGATGGATCCTGATTTTTTAGCCAAACAAGTGTCTTTTTGGTCCGTGAAAGACTTGCTTCACTTCGCAAAATACGGATAGCAGCTCCAGTCTTTGGATTCCGAGCAAGCATTTCTAGAATTTCTTTGTGGAAAGTGTTTAAACCTACTTCTCTGTATCTTGTAGAATGAACCGTCAAGATATATGTATTCTTCTCAATAGCACTCCCAAGTATTTTTATATGTTGCCTTTACAACTAACACTTCTAAGACGTTATGCTCCCTCTCTAGAATGGCCTGTTTACTTTGCGACAGAAGTCCCTGAAGATCCTATTGCGAAACAACTTGAGACAGAGTTCAATGTAAAACTACTTGCACTTCCAGAAGAAAAAGCTGGATTTATAGAAAGTCGCGAGGCCGCTTTGCGCCTTTTGCCGTCTGAAATTCTCTATATCTTACCTCTTCAAGAAGATTTCTTATTGGATAGAACACCTAATATCGAGAATTTATTGGATGCATTATTTATTTTGGATACAGACCGCACAGTAAGCAGTCTCCGTCTGATGCCCTGTCCTGGTCCGCACAAAGAAGATACTCTATATATCAAAGAAAAACCCTGGCGTCTCTTGGGTCCCAAAAATAACTATATCTTTACATATCAAGCGACACTTTGGAGACGACTAGATATAACTATTTATCTTACAACACTTTTAGAATCTATAGAGAAAAATTTCAAAAATCGCAGCGCAGCAGACGTAAAGTATCTTGCTCTTACAACGAATGTAGGAGAAGGACTCTATGGACAAAAGGTAATAAAACAATGCCTTCCAGATACAATCCATTTGTGCTGGCCTCGTGCTCACGAAAATCCGAACGCTGTCTACTTGTGTCCATGGCCTTATAGACCTACTGCTGTGACACGGGGTCGCTTAGAGCCGTTTGCCATCGAGTTATTCCAACGTGAAGGCGTAAAATTTGAACGGCCAACGGGCAACACCCTCGACTAACCACACCATGAATATCTTCTTGCTTGATTTGGACCCCAAAAAGTGTGCTGAGGCTCATGGAGACAAGCACGTTGTCAAGATGCTCCTAGAAGCTTGCCAACTCTTGTATACTGCTCACTGGGTTATCTTCTATCCGCATATTTTGGAATACAAGGCACCCTCCAAGCTTGCGATTGTTCAAAAGCACCTCAGTATCCCTGATACAATCATTACTGCTCCACCGAGCATCAGTAGACCCAAGGAAGCTGGATTCCGTCCTTGTCATATTCATCATCCGTGTGCTGTCTGGGTAAGAGAGTCTCTCCAAAACTATATCTTTCTCGCAGAGTTGGCGATTTGTCTGGCAGACGAATTCAAGTTCCGCTATCCAAAGAAAGGCGCCCATGCGTGTGAATCTCACGCCCATTGGCTTCTTGATAATTATCCGATGTTTATGGTTGAAGGTGGTATGACGCCCTTTGTTCAAGCTATGGACATTCAATACAAGCGAGAGGACCCTATTGAAGGATATCGCAACTATTACTTGACGTCAAAGAAAGAACGTGGTCTCTTGACCTATAAGGGACGAGACCCTCCGTCCTGGGTTTACACTGTATTATCTACGACGACGGAGGCACAAATGGAAGAAGCAGGTGTCGCAAAGAACTGATTGGTTGTAGGAACTCTCGTTCCAAAGGTGTGATGAAGACTAAGTGTGCTAAACTGAGTGTCATTGCGGAGTGTAGATAATACGAGAGGATTGTTAATTAAAAAACGTGTTTTTTCTTGGAAAAAGAACGCCAAGTTAATGGCGTTCGCATTTAAAATATAATAGGTAATACTTTCTTGACCAATAATATTGGGAGTCGAAAAATTAACACCTCTTACTAAGAAACTATTGAATTGATAATCACGAGATATTGCGTCATAATAGACAAATTGGATATTCGGTTTCAATTCAATATCAAGTTTTGTTGTAGAAGGAATAATCTGCTGGCGAAGAGAAGTTCCCAAGTCAAACCGAATGCTACTGAGTGATATAATGGATGATGTTATACTGGAATATATATACCCAACATTCGACCAATTTCCAGTTAAGTTGTTTGAATATGTAGAGCGAAAGATTTGGTTTGTTGACAAATACCCAATACTTCCTAAGCCTACAATCGTGCTTGTAAGCTGTGATGTAGAGATATAACGACTTGACGCAAGACCTGCGACTGTGCTTGTTAGTTGCGATGTAGACACATATCCCAACGAACCCAACGATGAAATACTGCTGAAAAGTTGAGATGAAGATAAATATCCAAGAGTTCCCAATCCAATGATGCTACTTGTGAGTTGTGAAGACGAAATATAACCAAGCGCTGTTAAGTCTAGGAGACTACTTGTCAATTGAGAAGACGATACATAGTCGAGTGATCCTAAACCAGTAAGACTACTCAGAAGTTGGCTCGACGAAATATATCCAACTGTTCCTAAACCAATCACTGTGCTATTAATAGGGCCTTGTACCACCGCAGAAGAAAGATATCCCAATGTTCCTAATCCGTCTATAGTGCTAATCGTTTTCGCATCATAGAAAGACGTGCTAACATAACCAGCTGTGCCTAAACCAGCGACAGTGCTCGGCAAATATGAAATAATAGTACTTGTGTAGACCAAGGATATGAATTGAGCTGTAGAAAACAGCTCACCTGATAACGTGCTTATCGTAGCCGGAAGATTTGGGAAGCCAATGGTGCTCAGAGTAACGTTTGGACTTACAAAGGACGCCGTGCCTTTTGTCAAGGATGTGAGAATATACCCTGTTGAAAAAGGCATATTGTTAGAAATATCATAAGCAAAAATTCTACGAAGTGCTATAGATTGCGTATCATATGTTTTTCTTGAACCTGCAACTCCTTTTTGGCTGTCGCACATCTATTTTATTCCCTACATTTATATGTAGGGAGCTGTTCCATACGCAGCAAGCTGTACATCTGTTAATTTGCTTTCTAAGAAAAAATCAATCGGCATCTATTACAAGGAATAGAAAGAGATTCCATCACAAACCACTGTAGTCACTAGACCTGGAGCAAGAACATTAGAAGTAATTGTATTGAGTGTAAACGAATTACTGCTTTGTGGCATATTCTTAATCACAACATTCCACCCATTGAGGTTAGAATCTGCCGTGGGAAAATTAACAGTTGTTGTAGGATTATTTTGTGTAAATAAGAAATATTTACCAATATCTCCTGAAAAGAATTGTGGATTAGCGGCTCCCAAAGTTGATACAACTACACCAACTTTGAGATTTGCCGTTCCTCCAGTAGAAAGGTAGCCAGCCGTTCCAAGACCTCCCACAGTGCTTAGAAGATTGGAATTTACATATGCGATTTCATTATTGAGTTGAACGATGGTTGCGCGGGCATTAACCAGACCCTGGAGTGTCAAAATCTCTATACCCGTTGAAACAGCAAGACCATTTATCGTGGAATAGATACTTGAAACATTGATACCTGAGCCTGTTGATAAAGATCCTATGGTTGAAGCAAAGGAACTGCTTGTTACATACAAGCTAGCCACTGTGCTCAATGTGCTTGGACCAGCACTATAGGCAGCGTTACTAATATTCAAGTATCCTTCACTTGTAAACGTGCTAATTGTAAAAAAAATAGAATTGGTCGTGATATTCGTGCTCAATTGAATATCGTTGTATCCTAAGAAGCGTAAGAGTGAAGAAGGAGAGCTCGCAGTGAGAAAATCACCGCCCCATGTTGTTACAGACGATGTAATTGTAGAAGCAGCAGCAGTTACCTTCACTTGATTAAATCCATAGATACCAGTAGAAATCGTTGTATTTGAAGCAGTGGAACCACCAATAAACAATGTATTTGTCCCAGGGTCTGAACGGAGAACAACCCCATTTTCCCCTGCGAAGAGAACCGACGAATCTAACTGATTGCCTGAGAATGCTTGTAGGGTGTTTCCACCACTCAAATCAAATTGACTAAAGGCTTTGGCGTATAAAGTTGTCTGATTGGATCCCGCTGAACCATTCACCATTCCAATATTTTCACCAGCAAGCAAGCGAAATTTATTGTAACTTAAATCTGCCGTATAGGTTGCTGCGCTCGTAATAATTTCATTAAATGACGGATTCAGACCGAGAGAACTCGGAACTGCCCAGAAAGTCCCACCTGCTCCATCTGCCGTCAGCACACGTAATGCTGGGACATTACTGTTGCCAGGGTTTTTGGCAAACACCGTTCGCAACGTTATGCTGTCGGTGTCATAGGTGCGGCGACTTGATGCCATCTCTATTCAGTTAGGGTAGATTCTGAATTGATAAAAAGACCGAATTCGTAGAACCAAATTGGACCTCAATGTCACCTGCTGTAAATCCAGGCGTTAAGTTTGACGTAACACTATCAGGTAAATTGTGAACCAAATAATAGTCATAGGCATACTTGTTTATGATAGCACTTCCTGGAATTTGGAATTGAATGGCTTGCTGATACACGTTTCCAAACCCTGAGGCCTGAGTTCCAGCATAGACCCAACTAGATGCGATATTATTCGATAAATAGTTAGGCCCATAGGCTAACATACTACTCATATTAATAAGCTTGTAGGCGCTAGCACCTGTATTCAGACGAGGAAACACGAAGGTCGGATAGACCTCTAGATTTATACGAGACGTATTCAAAATATAACTGGAAAACCTATCCAACGAAATTTTCGCAGTTGAAAAGAACATATTTGTGCCCAGAGTGGGATCAGGATATCTAACTGGAGAATAGACTCCATTAGAGCCTTGATACGTTAAGGAAGACAATACAAATGTGCTTAAGAAGACAAGAGTGTTCAAAGAAGAAACAATTGTGGTTCCACCATAAATATTCAAGGTTCCAGCATTATCAATGAAAAAAGAGGTTTGAAGATTTGTGCTAAGGCCAGCAGTTGTGCTCATAAGTGCGCCTGTGGAAACATATCTAGAAGCATCTTGGAACCAAGCTACAGTGCTTGTTAGCTGTGATGTGCTAACATATCCATAGGTGCCTAAACTTGATACTGTGCTCATAAGTTGAGCAGGGTTAATGAACTGTTTGGTAATACTGCTATAAAATGTGCTAAAGATTGTGGTTGAAATTCCTTCGACTGTGCTGACAAGTTGAGGTGTTGAAATATAACCAACCGTTCCTAAGCCATTGACTGTGCTTACAAGTTGAGGCGTTGAAATATAACCAACCGTTCCTAAGCCATTGACTGTGCTTACAAGTTGAGGCAAAGGTAAAAGGCCTGCTGTTGTGCTGACAAGTGCGCCTGTAGAAACATACCGTGATGGATCTAAAAACCATACTACAGTGCTGACTAATTGCGAGGTACTCACATAATTTACAGTGCCCAATCCTTCGACTGTACTTACAAGTTGAGGCGTGCTAATATATCCAAGGCTCCCAAGTCCTACTGTTGTGCTTGTCAGCTGGTCATCATAGATTCCAGAAGAAATATAGGCTTGTCCTAACACTGTAGATAATGAGGAGAGCCCTATTTCCAAACTTGATACTTGTGTAGACAATGACGCAACAGTGCTGCTCAAACTATTAATTGTGCTAGGGAGATAGCCAATTCCTGGCCCTGTTGTGCTAAGGTTTTGAAACGGATTCATCCATACCAAACCACCTATACCATCCGTAGTCACAACATAATTTGTTGAAATAGGCATGTTTGTGTCAGGATCTAGCGCGAACAATGTTCGCATGATTAACATCTCAGTATCATACGAGTGTCGCAACGTATTGTTGAGATCCATACGGCAGTTCTCTTCGGATGTTAGAAGAGATATTTAAGCATATATCCTATAGAGATAGAATAGAATGACCGCTGGTGGAGGCTTACTTCAATTGGTCGCAAGAGGAAAACAAGACATTTTCCTCACCGGAAATCCACAAATTACATGGTTCAAAATGGTCTATAGACGTTACACAAACTTTGCAGTGGAAAGCATGCCTATGTATTTTGATGGAGATCCAGATTTTGGAAAACGCCTCACCTGTTTAATTCCCCGTCGTGGTGACTTGTTAGGACCTGTCTTTTTGGAAGTAACACTCCCTGCCTTAACCTTGGCTGGCTCTGTTGATCCCGTTTCCTATGCCAATGCAATTGGACATGCTCTCATTGAAGAAATCAGCATTGAAGTCGGTGAGCAAGAGATTGACAAGCAAACGGGTGAATGGATGGAAATCTGGTCTAATTTAACCACAACAGAAGACCAAAAATTTGGGTTTTATGATATGATTGGCAAGGCCGATGGATTTATGCCGCCTACGTTGTTTGGTCCCTTAAAACTCTATATTCCTTTGCGCTTCTGGTTCTGTAAAAATCCCGGACTGTACTTACCACTCCTTGCGCTTCAATATCACCCCATCCGTATTAATATCACACTAAGACCTCTCCAAAAGTTATTCTATACAACCGAGCTAGTAAGAAATTGTGATACACTTGCGGTGAATCCTGTGAAAATTACCAATATGCAATTGTGGGGCGATTACGTCTATTTAGACGTAGAGGAGCGCAGACGTTTTGTGAGTAATGCTCACGAGTATCTCATTGAACAAGTCCAATATACACCCAGTATTGGTCTGCCTGAATCGGCATCGCAGTTCCAGTGCCGTGTAGAGTTCAATCACCCGATTCGTGAGTTTATTTTCGTGCTTCAACGCAATGTTATGGAAAGTTACCACGAGTGGTTCAATTATAGTAGTTTGCCCATTTCCGAAGTAGGTGTTCGCAGAGATTTGCTGTCGAATGCGCTTCTTCAACTGGATGGTCAAGATAGATTTCAAGAACGAGATGCGGGCTATTTCCGACTTGTTCAGCCTTGGCAGCGTCACACTGTCATTCCCAATGAAGATTTTATCTATGTCTACAGTTTCGCATTGAGACCAGAAGACCTCCAACCGACGGGTTCTATGAATGCCTCTCGCATTGACAGTATTGTCTGGCAAATCACCACAAATCAGACTACTGTCCCACCAAGAGGAAATTGCGTCACACGCATCTACGCGACCAATCACAATGTTCTCCGCGTTGTCGACGGGTTTGGTGGGTTACTCTTTACAATCTAAATTCATTGCTCCCAGGTGTTCAAAACTCAGAAAAGCAAAGAATCGTATTAATAGCAATGAGCGCAGACGCCCAGAAAACAGATTTTAAACCAAATGCATCCCACGGAGACTTTTGGGGCGGATATATGGTAGATGCTTGGTTTTATAAAGTTCTTGCCTTTTTCCCTATAACAGGATTTTTGGGGATTGATAAATTGGCTCTCCGATCACCTTTTACGGCTGTCATGAAGTTCCTTGTCAATATATTTTTCTGGGGAGCTTGGTATTTCTACGATATACTTCAATTGATAAGCGAAAAAGAATCGGAATTTGTGGGAAAATACGGATTCTCTACTCCATATGGTGTCAGCGGTCATGGATATAAGCTTCTTCATAATGTGTCCAAAGCAAAAGTGGATGAATTTTCACAACCCTCTCCCTATAATGGTGGTATCATCGCTTCTATTTTGCTCATCATCTACATTGGAATGACCCTTTTCATTGGATTTTCAGGTATTCCCAATATACTCGTGGGTGATTTCAATGGTGGCATTCTAAAACTCTTTAGCAATTTCTTAATTTTACCATTTATCTTTTATCTCTTTGCGCAAATCCTAGAGTTTTTCAGAAGTGGTTCTATCCAAAAGGAAGGTGTTGGTCATCCATGGCCTATGTTCCCCTTCCTCACAATCTTTGAGAGATATCCTGCGATGAATCTCCTTCCTGAAGAACAAGGAAAGAAAGAACTTGCGGCTCACACTACAAAATATGCGGAGGCCATTAAAACAGGCAAACTTCCTCTCATTCCAGAAATCGTTGTAGCTATCTTTTCAAAGGCTTGGGAAGCGGCTGGTAACATTCCTGTTGTCGCTGCGTTCACTACAGTTTCTTCCGCAAAAGGGGCTGTCCAGGCAACAAGTGATATGGCACAATCCGCGGCAAAAGTGGGTCAGAAACTAGCCACTGCGGTTGAACAACGCATTTCTAAAAATCCTAACGAAGTCATTGATAAATTACTCGGACCGTCTTTACCTGCTGTTCCTGTTGTTCCTGCTGTTCCTGCTGTACCTGCTGTTCCTGCTGTTCCTAAACCACAGACAGGAGGTGGTTCACTCGATATCTTTCCAAAGGATCTAGATACGATTATGTTCATGGGCATGGGTGTTCTCATAGCAGGTGGATTTGCCGCGGCTCTGCTTCGCAAATTCGCTGTTCCTAGAAGACAGGAAGATGACGAGTATCCCCGAAAAGTTTACGAACGAGATGACTCTCCTCCGAACCCAGGAAGAGTTTGAGATATTGTTAGGACGTGCTCATACAGAACATCCGATTCCGCCCTTGACAGTGATTTATTTTACCGCAAAATGGTGTAACGCATGTAAGAAATTAAACCTTCCTGAGATTCAAGCTATGTTGCCCAAAGCATCTTGGTTAAAGTGTGACATTGATTTAAATGATTATACGGCAGGATACTGTGGAATACGCAGCATCCCCACCTTTCTTATCATCAAGGATAAGAAACTTATGAGTCAATTGGGTGATTCAAGAACAGAAAAGGTGGTTGAATGGCTAAAAAGGTTTGCTGAGTAACAACAGATGAACGCAGACCTTATTATTATAGGAGCTGGCATAGCAGGTCTTCACTGTGGTATTGAATTATTACAGAAAAGACCTTCTTTAAAGATAGTGATTCTAGAGAAATATACATATACTGGAGGGCGTGTAGTGACCTATCGTAAAGAAATAGAAGATGTGAAGGGAAATTGCTCAAAGCTCCAATGGGAAAATGGCGCAGGTCGCATTCATACAAGTCATAAGAAAGTGTTAGGATACCTGAAAAAATACAACCTTCATACAATCCCTATTGGTGAGAAAATGTTATATGAAGAATATGGGATACTTACCAAAAATATTTTTACAGAAACCATCAGGCTTCTTAGTCCTGTGATACGAGAACTTCCTTCTGATTTTTTGGCAAAGCATACTTTGCGCGATATCCTTGAGCATATTTTGGGAAAAGAAAAGGCGAATGCGCTCCTCTTACAATTCCCCTATCGTGCGGAAGTGGATACGCTTCGTGCGGATATGGGACTGCTCTCGTTTGAAGATGAAATGTCAACCTATAGTGGCTATGTTGTTGTTCAAGAAGGTCTTTCTGAGCTCATAGAGTGTATGAAACAGGAGTTTGAGTCTCTGGGTGGTTCTCTTATGTATGGCCAAAATGTAACAGAGATTGAAACTCTGGGTGCTATGGTCGTTGTGAAAACAAAGGCAAAGGAAGGAGACGTCTTATGGCAAACTCCTACTCTCATTTGTGCGCTTCATCGTAACGCCTTTGCTGAGATTCCTCTTTTTCAACAATGGCACATGCTTCAGAAAGTCAAAATGGAACCTCTTGTGCGAACCTATGCTGTCTTCCCAACAGAGAAAGGAAGAAGCTGGTTTTCGGACATTCCGAAAGTGACAAGTGCGGGTCCTGTCAGGCAATTCATTCCCATCAATCCAGCGTGTGGAACAGTGATGCTTTCTTATACAGATGGAAAAGATGCGCGAAACGTTTTGGCGCTTTTACAGAAACAAGGAGAAGAGAAAACAGGCGACTTTCTGGTAGACCAGGTTCGTTTAATGTTCCCTGAGAAAGAGATTCCAGACCCTTTGTTCTTTAAAAGCCACCCCTGGACGTCTGGTTGTAGTTATTGGTTGCCTGGAGACTATGACCCCTATGAGCAATCCAAAGAAGCACTCAAGCCTTTTCCAGAAAAAAATATTTACTGCTGCGGTGAAAGCTTCTCCACACGACAGGCTTGGATGGAAGGGGCGGTAGAGCATGCGGATTTGTTATTGAGCACGTATTTCTAAGAGGGTTTCTCCTCCTTGCTTGTGTAATAAATCTGGTGAAGACCATACCTCCTTTGGCACTTCTCCAAGAATATCTGACAGTCACGACACGGAGCTGAATTTCCAAAGTGCCGTTCGTCTGTCATGCGATTGTGATGAATTCGCATGACATACAAATCACAGCCTCTGAGTTGGCTAGTATCACCAAACTGCTTGATAACATTGCGTTCTGCATGAATTGTGTAGGTAGAGAAGCCACATCCCTGGGATCTTGATCCGACACGATTGGATGCCACGGCGAGAATCTTTCCTCTCCGGACCACCATGGCGATATGGAAACTGGTTGTCTCGGATTGTCTCATTCGCATCGTATTGGGGTCCATGAGGAACTGCTCAACCAGTGCATAATCACTGGACCGCACTGGGCGAGCCATCTGGAAGGTAGATATAGTGTGATACATTGTTCCATAGTGGAATTGATTCAATTTTACGCTCCCTGCGTTTGCGCATATACAAATAGTCTTCCTCTTTGAATCCTTTGGGTCTTGAATTGTCTCCCGAATGATAATCATACGGTGTAAAATAATCAGAAGAGACACCTTTTTCTTTCATATAAATCACAGAGCTATACGGATTCATACAATAGAGTGCAGGATGTTCAGGGTCTGGTATGCTCACATCAACAGACTTGCCTAAGATAGTGCGTAACCATTCCGAAGAATCGCTTCCTCCAAAAATACGCTTTGACCATTCAATATCTTCACCTTGTCCCCAGATACGTGTTTCATCGAGGGGGTGCTTGCGAAGAAAGTCGCGTTTCACAATGAAAAAGTTTCCAGGAACATACATTCCTTTGGGATTACAGTAATCATAGGGTAATAAGATATTCCCATAGACTTGGTCATTGGGCAAGCCCATCCAATCAATTGCTCGTTGCCCATTACTTTGCTTTATTTTACACATACCAACATCCCACTCCGGGTTCTCTTTTACAAATTGAAGATACCCTGAATACCATCCCTTCTCAAGTTTTATATAATCATGAAGAAATACAATTGTCTCATACGCAGAGGCTTGAGCAATCAAATTCTTTTTCTTCGTAATCCAAGGCAACTGCTTGTCAGGAGGAAACTCATAGACTACAGTCCTTGCTCGTTGAATAGAACACGCACCCACAATGATTATTTCATAGTGTGGAATCGCTTCCGATTCTATACTATCAATTATTTCATTGATAAAAGCACTTTGATTACCTCCAGTAATAATACCAAATGTAATCCTCATAAAAAAAATAAATATCGCTTTTCTTTAGAATGCCACCTACAAAGATTGAGATTGACGGAAAGATGTACACATTGACTCCTATGGATAATGAGACGAAAGAAGACAATGAGCAAACTTTTCCGAGCAGTGGAGGTGCCAAGAAATCAAAGAAGGAGAAGAAGGCAAAGGGCACACGCAAGCTGAGTGGCTACATGAAGTTTGCGCAGGAGGCGAGACCAAAGATTCTTGCCGAGAATCCCTCCTTAAAATCTGATATCATTGCGGTCGGCAAGAAAATCGGCGCAATGTGGCGTGAATTATCCGATGGGGAGAAGAAGAAGTATTAACGCAGAGAACTTGTCGCCAACTCGTCTGCTCTATGATTCCCATCAAAGGGAAACTCTGTTTTTAGTGCTGTCTGATGTGCTTTTACATGTTGTAACTTCACACGAGGCATTCTATCTAGTCTATCATACATCGGTTTAATGAGATCAATATTTTGAATGAGTCCACCATCACTCTTTTTCCACCCATGGCTCTTCCATCCTTTGGCCCATTTTGTCAAACAATTGATACTGTATTCAGAATCAGACCAAACTTTGATTTCTGTATGATCTGTTAGCCACGTAGAGCCATGCTGATCAATTAAATCAAAGGCAGCTTGGATACCTTTTAGCTCTGCACGATTGTTTGTTTGGGGTTCATTCAACAAAAGACGTTGGCTGATATCCAAACTGCTGTCTTTATAGACATGAACACCATATCCTCCTTTGGCGTTTCGCTTTCCATTGTCGGAGCATGCTCCGTCTGTAAAGATATGAAAAGGATTAGAATAGGCTTGAAAAGGAACACTCTTTACCTCTTCTCTCTTCGCACTACCAATCATCGGCTCTAAAATGCTTTCGGGGACAACTCTGGAAGATTCGGGTTTGAAGTATTTGTCTAGAAAACTCTTTACGGACATATCTGGTCTCTCTATAGATGGATACACACTTACTATTAAGCCTTTTCCACATTTTTGCAGTCGTTCCATTTTTCCTGTACATTGCACTGAGCCGTGCCAACACCCCTTACTCAGTATATAAGGCAGCCTTTGTAGTGGGCATCTTAATAACATTGTATCATGGGTATAAATCTATTCTAAAGTTTAAGGCTGGCTCTCAAAGTCTCTGGGTCAATCTTCTCCACGTTCTCTTTATAGGACCTTTACTCATCTACATCGGACTGAATGAACAACAGACACCGCGTGCTGCTTATGAGTTGTTAGCTATAACAGGCTTTGGTGCTGCTGGATATCACATTTATTATCTGATTAACTCGATGAACCTTGTTGAAAAAAAAGAGTGATAGGTGGAACACCGGTTTGAAGTTTACTGTATAGGAACAGCGATATTATGGGTATTCAGACACTTTAGAATATGATAATTGAAAGCAGTTCCACTCTTGTAATTCTTCTGACAACAATTACAACGGTAAATCTTAGTCTTTTCCTCTTCTTGAATATCCAAATATTGATTCACAGTGCTCGAGCAGTGCTTTCGAGCCTTGTGAATTTCAAGATTTCCACGTGTAATCGACTCAAACTCACAACCAGCGACATCACAACGAAACATCTCTAGATTGGTGACTGTCTCTGGATGACGAGACGCAATATGAGTCTCTAAAGCTAACTTATGAAGAAACGGATAGTTACAATGCTTACAGACATAGGAACAGTTACCTTCATGTTGTTTCTTCAAATGATAATGAAGTGTGGAAGGATTGCCATGTGGATGAGTAGGTGTAGGTTTCGGTTTGAAGCTACAAAGATGACACAGAAGGTGGCCAGTCTCATCACGTTTATAACTCACAAGCTCCTTTTTCTTTGTTTCAGATGGGGTAATCATAGGGGGTTTGCGTCAAGGGGGTCGCGCAGCCGTTCAATTTTTGTGAGCCTGTTAAAAATTCTAGCTGATGACCAAAGTAAGGTCTTATCTAAGGAATACTTCAGAAGTCGTGTAGAATGCATATTTTGACACTTGCGATTGGAGCAGACTATCGCAAGGCTCTAGAGAAAGCCCTGGCCTCTAAAGTGTTCTACGCAAAGCAGCACGGATACACCTATGTCCAAGGAGATGAGGCGGATTGGGATAGGGAGCGACCGATTTCCTGGTCCAAAGTGCCCTTTCTTTTAAAACACCTTCAAACGGTGCCTGAAGGAGCCCTTGTATGGCTGAGTGACGCAGATGTCTTTATTACAAACCCCAGCTTGAAGTTGGAAGAACATGTTGCTCCCTTACTCCCTCCTGAAAAAGACATGCTGATGGCGTTTGATTCGTGTGGGCATATCAACGCAGGAAACATTATCATGCGCAATACACCTTGGCTTCGTGACTTTTGGAAGAGAGTCTATGAGCAGACGGATGTTATCTATCATATCTGGTGGGAGAATGCTGGAATCTTGAAACTGATGGAGAAAAATCCTTCAGATGCTGAAAAAATCGAAATTACAAAAGACTGCCGTCGGTTCAATGCGTATTTGATGGGTCTCCCCGATGCGCCTCTTTGGCAACCCGGTGATTTTCTCGTTCATTTCGCAGGAGTCTACGATAGCAAGAAAATGAGCACCCTCATCGATGAGATTTTGGCAGGAAAGGTCCCCAGGCTCTCAATGTTTTAATTTCTTCGTATTGAATATAGAAATCATGGAGACACGCAAGAATTTCCAGATGGGAGGCAAGATGATGACTACGGGATCCAAGTCCCAGGTGTTTCACGGCACCGCCAAGCACACTTCCGGTGGTTTGACCAAGAAGGATTTGATGAAGACTCGCAAGGGCCGCATTGTATCCAAGAAGAAGCACGCCGCGGGCCTCAAGGCCTTGAAGCAGCTAAAGAAGGCTGGCTATGTCGCCAAGAAGGGAACCTTCAAGTTATTCAAAAAGCAATAAGCTATTTGAATAACAACGGATAATTCTCAACTTCGTTGAGAATTATACCAAGCTCTTTAAGAAGCAATAAATAACGAGGGTGTAAAATTTAAACCAATTCACTGTAGGTCAAAAGGTAGAACTACAATGAATTCAATCCCTTGCTCTCTTTGTAATGAAGGAGGACATTCTTCTCATAAGTGCCCTATGTTGGTTGCTCCCTTGAAAGAGGGTTTCTTTCAACCTCCAGGAGGAAGACCTGCCTCTGGAGACGACGACGATGACGAAAAATTAAACGGGTATGTCGTTGAATTCAAGACAACTCGCTATCAATGTCTGAAATTACATTCAAAGTCGGTGACAGTCGCAGCTATTGTATAAACTATGTTACTTTGCTGAGCTAATTCTATCGGCAAGCTCACGGAGGAAATTAGACGCCTCTGTCATATCAAACGGCTCATTCGGTGGCTCCCCTTCTGCGATATCATACCAATATAAATGACCAGACCTTTCTGATTCTCCTAGGGAGGACCAGACAAGTCCAGCTTTGGCTGCTCGTAATTCAGGTAACACAGACGATAAATTGAAATGAGATAGTTTTGCGGATCCCATTCGCGTCATTAATGCGTCTTCAATCCTGCCTTTGTCTAGACCACCCGAAAAAAAGATACAATCCCAGGCCTGTTGAGGCCTACTCGTTCCAAATCCAATAAATGTAGACTCTCCTACATGAAGTTTACTGAGAATCGCAGAGGTGGGTTCATCTCCTAGCCAAACAACTCGTAAGGGTTTTGTTGCATTCGTAATATAAGTCAACGCGAGGCGTAACTCTAACGCGTCACGCACTTTGAACACAGCATCCCATTCAATAGAAAGAGACCACTTTGGGACATACTTCCTCCCATCCGCAATTAATAAAACACGTTTTCCTCTTCCCAAAAGCTCTTGCTCCAACACATGGAGTCTGTTCGGGAGTAAATGTTCATCCCCAATAAGCCAAATCTTCTGACCCTTTAAAGAGCTACCAAAGCCCTCTACACGAACAGTGTCCATATTCTAGCGAGTTGTATCACTTAATCCTTCTTTTTTTTACGCGTCTGATATTGTTTTACAAGACGAGCCAAGAGTCGTTCCGAGTTTGCAAATGTTTTCCGATGATTCATCTTCTTCTTTACTAAATTACTATATCCAACTCGCTGTGTTGCGAGATGTGGATATGTGGTCCATTGATACAACCGATCCCTGTAATATACATCTATCTTAAACCCAGGGGCTTCGTTTAAAATCTTTTCATAATTACGTTGTTGATGAAGAATAAAATGCGCTGAATAGGCACTAAAGTCAATGAGTATGGGATTCTCATGAATGACTTTTGATCTAAAAATATACCCTCCCCCTCCATTAAAAATATCCCATTCGTCTCGTTTCTTCCATAAGATGGGTAAGAGTTCTTCAAACCGTTCTTTGGAGTTCGGCTGTAGAAAACAATCATCTTCTAGCACTAAGACCCACGGATACTTTCGCTCCTTAGCCAGTTCAATACATTTTAAATGTGACTTTCCACACCCCATCCACCCAATTTTTTGTTGAATCGCCTCCACTCGTTCATACGGAACATTCCAGGCATCTAATTGGGTTGAAATCTGTTTCCATCTATCAGTTCTCTTCTTCAAATTAATAACTAGAATGGGAGGAAATTCCATTCTTACTATCTGTACAGACAGAAAAACATTTCTCAATCTCTTCTCGTTTATAGCTGGATCGCTCGGGCATCATACACAAACTTCCTTGTAACAAAGGCTTTCCAGGATAACAAATGACTAACCCTTTATTGGTGAGCACATAGTCTTCATCTGTATGATAAAAGATATGGAGATCTAATGCTCGTTTTCCAGCTTCCTGAATCAGGTGCTCAAAGGTTTTTCCATCCTTTGCGTGAATGAGTCTGCGCTTACACGACGCTAACCACTCCAAACTCACTTTGTATTCAGGTTTATCATGACCTAACCATAGATGATTCTCATGAAACCAGACATCCACTTCTACATGATTTCCTTGGAGAGTGCGTTGGATAAGGATGCCAAAATTATTCTCAAATCCCTCTATGGGACCCGAGATATTTCCACGATGACATATATGTTGATAGACAGGAACCTCAAAGTAATCTTCACGCTCATCGTGAAGCATTCTCCAACTGGCTTTTCCAACTCGCCATTGATTCACCCGCAACTCCCCTAGAAAACACTCACTCCAACGGTTTATTTCTTTTTCTAACTTCATTAACTCTAATCCTGTTGGCTCTGAGGTCCATCGAAACAACGTTGTATGAAGAATATCATTCGTATAAGGTATCTCACACGGAAGTCCATGGCTTTCTAAGGCTTGCTGAATTTCTTGTCTAACACGTATAACTTTTTGTTCATCGTCACAATATCCTGACAATGCCACACCTGTTGGAGTCCACACAAGCCCTTTATAATGAATCCAGAGAGCGAGATTACTTTGCGCAGTGACGTCGGATACACACTTCATAGCGTTTAACAGAATTTCTTCGGCATGCGGATAGCTTCCAAACTTGATAAATTGAAGCAATGTCTGATGAAGGAGTCCCTCGGATTGATAGGGAACCGGATTGTAGAAACAGGCTTTGTCTCCCACAATTGATTTAAGACGTCTTACAAGACGTTGAAACGATGGCTGGAGATACCAATCTCCAAGACTATACACAGCCACACATCGCCCTTTGCTTAACTCAGAATTAACCACAGGTTTCGTCTTATACCAAACATTCTTCTCATTCATTGTCTCATAGATTGCTTCCATTCAGTGGTTCTTTTAGAAACTCTCTACGAAAAGTCTCTAGGTCTTCAGGAACGCCCAGACCCCACATCCCTGAGCAAAGCTTCACACGCACATGTTGCCCATCCGCAATGGCTTCATTATAAACAGGACAGACATAGAACTCGTTTTTGACACGGATATTCTTCACAATCATCTGGTTCGCATACTTTACATAGTCTGCGCCTCTGCGCCACCCATAGAGACCCACTGTCGCATAGGGAGAAATCCACTTCTTTTCTTGAACTTCTGTAACATGTCCATCCTTATTCACTTTCGCATAGGACCACTTCAAGTCATAGGGATTGGGCTGATAAAAGGTTAAGATATTTCCATCATAGGCAGGATTCAAGAGTGTCTTGTAAAAGACATCTGGATCCCATTCCAAATACTGATCTGAATTGATGATAAGTAAAGGGTCTGAATTATTGATTTCTTTTTCTGCCAATAACACTGAGCAGGCTGCTCCTTCTGTTAGACCATCTGTTGTATGATAGGTGTAACTCACGTTCGATGGGACATCCCAAAAGAGTGAATCTAGAGTATTTCCAGTCACATACGACGTTCGGACAATGAGGTGGAACTTCAGTTTATAATGGTCCAAAGGAATGTGCTTCGGAATCATATTTTCAATGACCCAGCGAATCATGGGTTTCCCACCGACAGGAATGAACGGCTTGGGAATTGTATACCCCGCATCTTTAAAACGAGACCCTTCTCCTGCCATGGGAATAACAACATGAAATGTAATGGGTCTAGAATAAGGAAGAGTTCGTGGATACAATTGGCCCCGTTTCTCAATACTATACAACGCCTCCCTCAGAAGTGTTAATGTCACATCTTCTGCGTCTTCAACTTCTAATACATGTGCGCCTGAAGCATACGCAGCTGCGCGTCCGACAGGACTATCTTCTACAATTAAACATTCCTCTTTATTGAGAAAGCATTTCTTCATAGCCAACTGATACATTTCAGGAGATGGTTTCGGATTTTGAACATCTTCATTGCTAAAGGTGTCTTCAAAATACTCCTGGATGCCCAACAAACGAAGTGTCATATCCAGAGTTTTTCTCACAGAATTTGAGCAACAGAACAGACGAAACCCCTGGTTGTTCAGTGTAATCAACAACAGTTGTAGAGACTCCTTGGGTTTTACGAGAGAAGGAAGCCTTTCTTGTGTCAAGGCCTGTTTCATTTCAAAGAGAGTTATTGCTTCTGCTTCTGAAATCCATCCCAGTTCAACACATCGTTTGATTTTTAGCTTTGTAGACAATCCATCAAACTCTTTTTCATGTTGGGCCCATGTAAGAACCTTTTCTGGATTTACATGTTGGAGTGCGTCCCGAAAGGTTTCAAAATGGAGCACTCTTGAATTGACTAACACGCCATCTAAGTCAAACAATATGGACTTGATTGGATGCATTCTAAAATAGAAAATATCCTCTCTAGTTTAGATGAGCCGCAACCTTCAAGTCTTTGGAACAGCAGTCCTCTTATTGGGTGTAATTGATTTGCCTTGGCTTCTTCTGATTGGTGAAACAGCACAGAAATTAGTCCACCGTATTCAAGGCTCTGACATAACGCTGAAGTTTCTCCCTGCGTTTGTTGTCTATCTCGCTCTCGCCTACCTTGTTCTCCAAGTGGAAACACCGATGGAAGCATTTAAGATGGGTATCGCCACCTATGCCGTCTATGATTTCACCAATCTTGCTATGTTTAAAAACTATACATTTTCCTTTGCTCTCATGGATACCTTGTGGGGAGGCGTCTTATTTGCTACCGTGCGGTATGCGTTGAACCGTATTTTCTAAGTGGATTAAATAAAGGGATTGTAGGCCCAGTGTAACAGCGCTTGTCGCTGTTTCGGCCGACATTCTAAATCTCCAGCTTTACAGTTTTTCTTGATAGCACCTCTATGACGAGTAAAGGCTTTCCAACGGCCAATCTGAACTTCATCTAGCTCAGGGATACGACGACCCATCCAATATCGACAATACCATTGAAACCATCCTCGCTCATCGGGATTCTTGGAGATATCACTTAGGATATCACGACCCATTTTATCAATGTGACGTTTCTTCGTATAATACGGTGGAACCCATCCATACTCTTCCCATTCACTGAGAGGCAAACGTGATTTGATTTGAAACAAATTGAGACTTACATCTGGTTTTTGGGGTGAGAGCTTACCGAGGGCCAAGGCTCGGAGATACCATTCCGCTGGAAACTCTGAAATACAGTCATTCAAGTATTTACCTTCAAAAGCCCCTAGTGCCAGAATCTCACCTGGTGTTAATTCAGGCTTGAAAGATGGGTCAAAATTTATTCCAGGCTCTTCTTCCAATATATAGCTGTATCCTTTCTTCATTTTGTTGTTGACTTGAATGGTGTCCCCTTTTTGAAAGGAGTCCAAGGACCTCCCTTTGAGTTGAACCTCCCGAAGCATCTGTTCAGGCGTTGCCATCTATTGAACCAGGGTAAAATTGCGCGACAAAACCCCCTGGTTAGCAAGTAGAATCATGTCTTCACCACCCGAAACACTCGTCTTTCAGCCTCCGCATCCTCTGAACAAGAAGGAAAAGGACTTTGAACGATCCTTGACTCCCAAAGAGAAAGAGCTTCATACGTTGGCGACAGAAATGCTCGGCTCTTCCTATTTCATGGGAAAGACCCATGGATACAAAGTGTGGGACACAAAACAAAAACATGCGACTAAATAGATGGGGTTCCTCAACTTCCTTACCCGAAAAAATAAAACACTACAAACAAAGTATCCTAACGTAACTCCTGTTCCCAACTATATCCCTGTGGTATCTTCAAAATATAAACCTCGGTCACCTGAACGACAAAAATTTTTCAAGAAATTTGCTGAAGAAATCGTGAATATTTGGGCACCGAAGCCTACTAATCCTGTCAATAAATACGTAGAACGGAATTATGAAACAGAAGCTTCCTCTTATTTACGAAAACTCTACATTGATCTCAACCAGGCAAATCGGAAAGACTATATAAACAAGAAACTACGAGAGTTTCAACGCAATGCCCATGCTCTGCCCTTGTCACCTGAAGCCAAACAAATTGTAGAGTCCAAATTAAAAAAACTTCGTATCTACAATCAACTCCTTCAAAATACAAATACCAATACAAGAAGACTAAGAACTTCTACACGCAAGCGTTTCTCATCGAATCTAAGTAATACCTCCACATCTTCAAATCTAAACAATAACTCCACATCTTCCAATCTGACTTCCGTGGACCCAACTTCAAATTCAAATACGTCTCTTCCATCCTTGCAAAGCCTCCGCAACAACACGAGAAACTATGAAGAAGAGCCCTATAAACCGCGACGTCGTTTACTAGGTCGTGTTATCAAGTCTAATCAAGGTAGACCACCTCTAGGAGAAGCGTAAAATCGCGTCCATTCAAATCCACACATCTATCAAATTCATCTCGAATCGCGATTTCGAGTGTAGCCATTCTAGCAATCGGAGCAGGATACGACAAATAAAGCGGTTCAAAGGTCTCTTTATTTAAAAACTTATAGTTGTTGCGTAGCTCATCAAAGTAGACAATGGCATGAGGTTGTTGTCTTCCTACTGACCTTTCAATCGTATTCAGGTCTTGTGTGTTGTCATGATTGATATAGAGGTAGGCCCGATTCAACAAAAACTCAAGGTCAACGACAAAGGGCGCTGTAATACTTGATCCAACATTTGCATAATCGGCTCGACCAAATCCAAAGAGTTTCGCAGGTGAGTTAATTTTTTGGAGGGTATTGTTCTGGTCATAGAAGTCTATGTAATCCCCTGTGAGGAGCAGAAAGGCAAAGTCAGCAACTCCAGCTGTTCTCTGAAGTGTGAGAACCCCTGTTATAGGAGCTATTGACACTGTATAAGTATTGGTGACTCCCGATAAAGTATTCAAGCTAGACGCTAATGTCGTAGATAACGTATCGTTGGTATATCGTCCGGGAGGAATTGTGACATTCCACTTTCTAGAACCTTCTTGAAATGTGAATTGATTCCATCCTGTATTTACATTATACAGGGGTGCTGGAACAGTTCCACCCGCAACTTGGATTTTGACAATGTCTTTGAGAGGCCTGAATAAGCGAAAGCGAAATTCACTTGGGTTTGGATACTGAACGATATTTCTATCACGACTGTTCATTTCTAACAAAATAATCACCTCTCGTCTTTCATTTCGTTTCGGATACGCAATGGTAACTTGTTGTCCTGACGATTGAACCTTTCCTGCAGATTCATAGGTATTCATTCTGTCTAGTCCTACTAGAAAAAGGATGAATTGCTCTCCGTGCGGATCTAGTTCCAATTATAGCAGTGTGTCTACTGTTCAATGTACAACGTTGTGTGGTGCTGGGATTTCAATGTCCCAGATACCCGTTGTGATTGTTCATATTGGGGATTCCTATTATTTAAGGGATGTGGTCGAATATAATGCCAAACAAAATAAAGTCATTTGTATTGGCTGTGAAAAGAATGCTTATTTAGCGACCATCCCCAATGTTATTCACGTAAACTATAAAGACCTTCAAGATTCTTATCTCAATTTTATGAAATCCTATTTTTATGAATTGGAAAAAGGAATCGGCACAAAACAACTGAATAAGATAAATCCAGATTTTGCGTGTTCAAACAATGGAACCTACCAGTTTCTTTGTTTTGCGCGTGTTTACTTTGTCCAACAACTCATGAAGCGTGAAAAGTTGAGTCTTGTCATGCATTTGGACAGTGATTGTTTTCTGCTTGAAAAAACAGACGATATCGCGGAGGTCTTAGGAAAACGTTTAGCCTATGGAATCGAGCATATTCATAATAATATTCACATGGTTGGTAGTATTCATAATGCGTTCCTTACAGTAAAATTCTGTAAAACTTTTTTACAACTCTATGAAGACATTTATGTGAATGGAACGAAACGAAATGCACTCGCACACAAAGTCATGTGTATTGAGAATAAGATTGGAGGTGGGAAAATCTGTGATATGAACTTGTATTATATTTTGTGGCAGCAGAAACTCTTGGAGTTGGTGGATTTAACACAACCCTTTCTCTATAAAGGTGAACTCTGTGTGTTTGACCATTGTATTGGAAACGCCACTGGATTTGAAGGTGGGCAAACTTATCAGACAGAAAAAGACGACTTGGGGCTCATTAAAAAACTTCAAGTTGTCAAAGGCAATGTCTATCAACGAACACACTCAGGCAAGGACATACGTCTCTTGTCTCTCCATTTTAATGGACAAGACAAACAACGCATTGCGACGTTCAAAGCTTTGCTATCTCCAAAGGAATAGCACCATAGTTGGCTGCAATTTCACTAAAGGAAGACGCAGTGGACCCCAGAATTCGGGTGCACTTGGTCAACGCAAAAAAATCAGCCACTCCATGAATCATTCCTTCTTCCGTCTTGCGGGTAAGCACAGACGCAGGAAAGAGACAGCGGTCCGCAAATTCAAGTTCTATCCTTTCACGAACACTCGCATCATCCGTCGCAACAACATAAAACGCATCTTTCTTTTCACGCATGGCTTTCAAGAATCCTTCTAAGGGACTTCCGTCAATGGATTTCTTATTGTCCGTGCGACGGATGTGAACACCTATCGCTGAACTCCAGTCTACTGAAGCACAGCGTCTATTCAGAAAGTCTTTCACCAACCGACTCGGTTTCAGATTTCGCAAATGAAAGTCATAGCGCTCATTCCAAAAGAAAATTCCATACGATTTGATGGATACATCGGATGTCTTGTCCCAATAATAGTTCTTTCGTTCCCAGTCTTCTTGAGATAACACTTCAGAAGCCATATACAAATCTTCTGGAGCGATTTTGACTGTTTTCGGCAAGCTTTCAGCGTCTAGCACAGAACTAAACTTACACGCACATTCCGGTGATTTGGGAAACCAGTGAATGACAAGAGGAATTTGTAAGTGCTCCGCGAGACAGATTCCTGAAACCATCGCGCGAACCCGGTTGGCAAATCCTGCGCAAACTTGAAGATGAAGAGTCGGCATTTTCTTAGAAAACTTCCGGTAAGGGAGGTTTAGCCCTTTTCACCGCGGTGAAAAAAGCCTAAGCATTTTTTGTTATGTATAACTATCGGTATCACACTGCAGGGACTTCAACATTTAGTTCGTTCTTTCCGCTCTGACTATGGTGCTTTTTATGCCTTTGCTAGTTCCCGCGTCCATACAAATTGGAGCTTGTGGACAAAGGAATTGTCTCATATTAAGCCGTATTATGCGGTGAAATGTAATCCTGATCGTGCGTTATTAAAGACGTTGTCGTCACTTGGTTCTGGATTTGATTGTGCATCTGGGAAAGAACTTCTCGAGGTGGCAGAAGTTCAAAAGGGTGATTTCAAAGACAATGTTGTCTATGCGAATCCTTGTAAACCGATGAGAGACCTCCAAATGGCAAAGTCCTTAGGGTCTCCCACAACGGTCGTGGATTCCATAGAAGAAGTGGAAAAGCTGACGTCAGTCAAATGGGCTGGGTCTGCTCTTCTGCGCATCCTGGTGGAAGATGACAGTAGTCTGATGCCATTTTCTCGCAAATTTGGTCTGCCTTCCGAAAAGGCAGAAGAGTTAGCAAAGTATGCCTACAAACAAGGTATTCCTATCAAGGGTGTCAGCTTTCATGTGGGGTCCGGTTGCTTAGACGCCAATCAGTATAAGAAAGCTATCAAAAAATCGCACGAAGTCATTACTACGTTGAATAGTCAAGGCCATGATGCCGACATGGTTGATATTGGGGGTGGATTTTTCTCAAATAAAGAACAATTTGAAACCTACGCACAGAAAATTCGTTCCTCAATGTATCAGTATAACAAACGCACTCTCAAATACATCGGTGAACCTGGGCGATTCTTTGCGGAATCTGCGTTTGATTTGTTCGTCCAGGTCATCGGTAAGAAGCCTAATCTGACAAGTGGCGGATGGCGCTATACCATTGATGAAAGCTTGTATGGACAGTTCTCCTGTATTCCCTTTGACCACAAAAAACCTCAATGGATTCGCATCCCAACTTCCTATGACAATAAAGACCTCCCTGATCGCAAGCGTATCAAAGGAACTCTCTATGGTCGCACATGCGATAGTTTGGATATGATTGCGGATTCCAACGATATGGAAGAGCTAGAAGTTGGAGATTGGCTTTGGTTCCCACACATGGGTGCCTACAGCTCTGTTACCGCGAGTGAATTCAATGGATTCCCCAAGCCTCCTCTTCATGGAAGCGATAGGGCTCTCTTTGTGCCTTGTGTTGAACAGGTCAAACAAGAAGGGTTTGCGAACCGGTTTCCGAAAGAAATCAAAACAGTCACAGCAGTCTCTATAGACACATCACCCACCATTGTAAGTCCAGTGTTTGCCTAAAAAATTGAATGCTTCGCTATGCCCATTCAATGGCATACACAATGAATTGTTCTAGCTTCTTTACACAGATTCAGGATGATACCACCCTTGTTCGCAATGGTGGCATCATTCTTAAAGGAAAGACTCGTCATGAAAGACAACCTGTTCACATGATGCTTCTCGTGGATACATCAGGCTCTATGGAGTCTGAAGATAAACTCTTCTCTGTCAAACGGTCCATCCAGCTTCTCTTGGATCTGCTGAGTCCTGAAGATCGTTTGAGTCTTGTCACCTTCTCAGATGATTCTAAGACCTTCCTCAGACGTGTGATTCCCACCCCTGAGCAGCGTCAAGTGATTCTCTATCGCATCAACAACCTCATTCCAGAGGGCAGCACAAATATGAGCGCAGGTCTTCTGGAAGCCCGAGCCCTTGTAGAGCCCCCTTCTTCTGGTCGCAAACAAGGTCTCATTCTTCTCACGGATGGTCATGCGAATAGTGGCGTTCATACTGAGCAGGGCCTCATTGAAATTCTTCAGCGGATTCAGTCTGAGAGCTCAGGCCTTTCACTTACAACAGTTGCCTATGGTGTTGACCACAACGCAGAGATGTTGACAAATATAGCTAAGGTAGGCGGCGGAGCCTACAATGTGGTGACCAATCTGGAGGATGTCGCAACTGTCTTTGGTGATATTCTGGGTGGGCTCGTGAGTGTGAGTGCGCAAAAGGTTGAGGTTCAGTTGCCTTCAGGGTCCACGGCGACTACCTCGTATCGCACAGAGGTAAGCACTGCGGGCATTACCACGGTCTACGTGGGGGACCTCTATGCGGATGGTGAAGTGACCATTCTCTTCAAGTCTGCTCCTTCACAGGGTCCCCTTCGTGTTAAGGGAACGGATATGACCACCCTGGATCCGATTGATATGCTTACTGAGCCCACTGTTCTAACAAATCTCCAAGAGATTCCTGTCTCCCTCATCATGGCAGAATATCGCCAGAATGTGGTCTCACTCCTCAGTAACTTGCGCTCGACTGCCTTAAGGCTATTGATGCGCGAAGAAGCAGAGGCGCTGTTGAAGCAGATTCAGGAGGATGACCGCGTAAAAGACCATCCTCTCAAGGCAGTTCTCCTCGAGGATATTCAGAAGACACTTGAGATTAGCCATCGTGACTATATGACGCAACAGGAGACTATTGAGATGGCTCAACACTCGGCCTATATTGGAATGGGCCGTGGTCTTCGAAGCATGACAACACACGCACCTCCTTTGACACCACCGCCCCGATCTCTTCGCCGTCAAGTTGCTCTAGGAAGTATGACTCCAGAAGACCCCTCGAGTCCTCATCTGCATCCAGGGGTGGTACCTATGATGACCTCGCCCTTTGCGAACCGCTTCCAGACACAGATTGCTACTGTCATGCGCACAATGAGTTCTCAGCCGCAGGAGGATGAAGTACCCCGTTAACAGGTAGGTTAAATTTGAATGTCGCAGCAGCCCCCTTCGCAGCATAGCACCAAATGACCACTCAGAAACTAAATGTCCTTGACACCACTGGCTATGTTGAGCTTCTAGAGAAGTTTGGCGATGACCTGACGGTAGTCAATGCGGCACGTGTCTCCTTTGCGAAGGAGTCCAAGGAGTTTTCAGAGCAAGACGCAAAACTGGTTCGCTATCTCGCGAAGCATCACCACGTGACGCCCTTCTTTCATCCTCAGCTTCGGTTTCGTATTAAGATGCCCATCTTCGTAGCCCGTGAATGGTATCGCCATCAGATTGGCTTTGCACGCAATGAAGTGAGTCGCCGCTATGTAGATTCGCCTCCTGAATGTTATGTGCCTCTGGCAAATAACATTCGTGAGCGGGATCCAAAGGCAAAGCAAGGGTCCAAAGAGACTCCTGTCGCAAATTCAAAATATGTCTATGAAACCCTCAATGATGCGACACTAGCCGCGATGGAAACCTACACTACACTCCTAAAGAATGGAGTGGCTCCTGAAGTGGCCCGCATGGTTCTCCCTCAAAGTATGTATACAGAGTTTATTGAAACAGGATCACTTGCGGCATATGCGCGTCTTTGTGCTCTGCGACTAGACCCCACAGCACAAAAAGAAATTCGTGATTACGCAACAGCAGTTGATACCCTTCTGCGAGATGCGTTCCCTGTCTCATGGCCTGCTCTGATGCCTCATGAATCTTCTTCATAGACTTCTCTTTTCTCAGGGTCCCACGTGCCACAGGAACTTCCAGGTCTCCCATCAATAGATTGATAAAGTTTATTTGTCTTCGTTTCTAAGAAATACAACGTGTCTCCCACATACAATTTTTTTACAGTTATTCGTGTTATGTCAGAGGGCTGAATAGGGATATCTGACGATTCATAGGCTTGACTAGGCCTCACAGTTACAGGGGATATGCCAACAGGCTTTGCTTTCGGTTTGGGTCCTCTTTTTTTCATTACGACATCTTCCGTCTTTCCGGGTTTGGGAGGCATTTCCTTCTGCTCTACTCCCACTGATTGTTTAGGAGGTCTCACAGTAAATTTATGGAGAAACTCTGGCTGACGCTGCCCTTCCAAAATGGCTTCAATAATTTCATCACCATTCTTCAGTCCTGTTGTATTTTTAATTCCTGCGGGTTTTCCAATCATTGTGTGCCAGATATCCTTGACCGCCTGGCCTTTCATCTGTTTGAGTGTAGCTTGAGTGTAAGACATAGTGAGTGCCTTTTTATGTCTACTATCTAGCCTCAAATTTTTCACCACCCTTACTAAATGAACTCTCCTACTCTCCCCTTTACAGGTAGATTCAAAGCAGTCACGTATTCCATCATCTTAATTCTTTGGTGGGTAGGTATCTGGGGTATTGCCAATACAGTTATTCATCTTATTTTTAAAGGAGACACACTGAAAGAATTAGGTGTCTATCTATTTATGGTGATGACTATCTTAGTGCTTATCTTTGTCAATCCAGAATTGGTAGATCGTATGTAAAATTGAAACGAGTTGGAGCATGGTTCTTAGCAAACCATGTCAGCACAGGCTCTTTATCCGATTAGTGGCTTAATAATGTTAGTAGGTGTTGGTGCTCTCTTCTATGGAGCATCAACAGCTTCCCTCACTGTAATTTTGGAAGGGCTTTTCTTACTTTGGACAGGATTTAAGATAAGTGTCAGTGTCTGGGAAGGAAACAGACTTGATATGTGAGTTCCAGAAAGATCTGTTTGGCGGAAACTCACAGAGTGTACTAGTTCATCCGCCTTTCCACACCATGTAGAAACTCCTAAGAAAAGAAAAGGTATACGAACGGATGCTTCATAGGATGTATCATAACTTGTAAATCCTGGTGGCTCGTTGGTGTCTCTGCGAAGGGGTTCCATCCATCTTACTGAGGTGATTCATTATAAAGAGAAAGGGTTCTTGCACTTGGATCTGTAGCTCCAGGAGACCAATTTGGCATCCAGAAATAAGGCACACATGTCTGTGACGGTATTTTACTAAAGTCTACCTCAAAAAGGTAGCGGTAATAATATTGCTCGGGTGTTTGAGGAGGCAAATGTTGATACTGTCTCTGTGATTTCTCATACCAGTCATCAGGCATAAACGCTAAAACACGCTCCTGAATTTCCTGATACCATGATTTTTCTTGGCTGCTGACACCATCACTAAAGGCTTCCTTGCGTCTCCATAAGACTTGATGGGGCAACGTAATACCATCATCAAATGCTTTCCGAAGAATCCATTTTTCTACTTGTCTCCCCTTGATAGGCCTACGCCAATAGGTGGGCAAGCTCCGCGCAACCGCGACAAACTGCTTATCCAAGAAAGGTGTTCTCGGCTCTAATCCATGAGTGCTAATACTGCGATCCGAGCGCTGAACATCAAACATATACATAGTATCCAAGAGTCTCTGAGATTCATCTTCAAACATCTGGTCAGTTGGCGCATTGTAGAAATACAAATACGAGCCAAAGACTTCATCAGATCCATCTCCATTAAACACCACTTTACAATTACTTTTTTCTTTAATTGCTTTGGAAACCAACCAATTTCCAACAGAGGCCCTTACTGTAGTTGTATCATAGGTCTCAATGGCATGAATGACAGTAGGAATTGCCTTAAAAAAATCATCTGCGGTTAAGACAATTTCTGTATGGGTAGAGCCAATCCAATCGGCTACCATCTTTGCGTGACGTAAATCTTCACTTCCCTTCATTCCTATGCTGAAGGTGCGAAGAGGAGGCAAATTCCGTATGCGCAGCTGTTTCTGGACCAAAGACGCAATTAAACTGCTATCAATTCCACCACTTAGGAGAGCCGCAACAGGACGTTCCATCAGCATACGCTTCCGAACTGCCTCCTCTAACGAAAAGCGCAATCCCATACAGGCCATCTCAAGGCCTGATGTGTGGGTAAGTGAGAACAAGGGGTTCTTTAACCAAGGAACTGAATGATACTTTTCAGAGCGTAGTAGTTTTTTGGTAGCAATGTCATAGACTTGAAAGGTTCCAGGAGGAAAATGACCAACATGGTCAGCAAGAGGAATGAGACCTTTCAATTCACTGCTAAAAAAGAGTGTTTGTGTGCCCACAGTAAATGTTGTGCCATTTTGATATTTACATTCAAACTTTGTGCCTGTATACAAGGGTCTTACACCATAAGGGTCTCTACCCACGATAACTTGATTCCTCTCCTCATCGACAAGTATCAAAGCAAAGACACCATCCAACATCCTAAAAAAGGTCGCAAGGTTGTCCTTGTATAGACTGTATAAGTGACCGAGCACTTCACAATCACTTTGAGACCGTAAGACCTGAATGTTGTGCTGGCAGGCCAATTCGGACCAGTTATAGATTTCTCCATTGCACATCCAAGTGACTTTGTCTTCACTGAATGGCTGCATTCCTTCTTCCGTTAATCCATTGATCGCCAAACGAGTAAATCCCATCGTAATATCTCCACTGAGATTTGTGATTGTCATAGACTCGGGACCTCTCGGTGACAAGGTCTGAATCCATGTTTTGGGCTTATGAATCACCATCATGGGTCCAAGACGAAACCAGATTCCACACATAGTCTCCTTTCAATTCTAGGAGAAGTATTTTTAGATATTAGAATAGACTGGACGCAAGAAAGAGTCTATTTCTTGCTATTCCATTTTCTCTATCCACTAGATAGAATGGACGCAAGCGACATCATTCGTAAATTACAAAACCGAACGATTTTTGCGGGAATTAAAGCGGTTCAACAGCCTTTACAGCCTGCAGCGAACTTTAGCACTTGCTGTATTACGGGCGCAACACTAAATTTCCAGGACTACCAACTCCGATACAGTTTCTACAACGGTGTCCAATACTGTAGCACATGTGTCACATCCTATCCCAGCAGAAATGTGAACGATGTCTGTGGTTGTTCAGGCTAAAGACCTTTTAGATCCTGTAACAGAATGTTTGATTCCACTGAAAGTGTTGTCAAAGAGTCTGATGTGAGTGGAAACACCATTCAAGACAAGTATATGCGGAATGGAAAGCCTTTGAAATCAAAACAAGATCGTGTCAAAGAATCCATTACAATTTTGAAAAAACTCAAAGAACTTGGAATTCCAAACAATGAGCCTGGATACTCTCAGACAAAGAAACAGTTAGACGAATGGATAGCAGGTGGAGACCAATGGGATGGCCGTATTGACTTTCCCCGATTTCAAAGACGTGCTGAATTAGTTTTGCCTGTGAAACCCGACCGCGTTGTTGAAATGACGATTTTTGCTCCGCGCAAATAAGAAGATGAAACTTTGGGTTTTGGTACAGGAAGAACATTATGCGAAATATTGTGAACATCACACTCTTTCCCAATCAGAAGAATCCTTCCGAACCTTTTTAAAGGATATCGGGACCCGATCCTTATCCTTCCAACCTCGCACAGAAAGCAACTACAAAGAAGCTCCCCAAGGCTCCTGTGTGCGACTTCGGCTTGAAGGAGACTATGTTGGCATTGTTCATAAAAAGCTTTTCCAAGCTCTTTGTGAAAAAGGTGATAAATCTCAACGAGGAACTAGTTGCTCTATTGTTTAAGCACGTCTACGACGAGTGCTGCGCTTCTTGCCGTTGCGCACAGTGCGAGAGACGCCCTTCAAGGTGCCTGCCGTAATGTTGCTCGCCAAGTCAATAGAGTTCTTGACTAGCTTCGTAACACCCTTTGTGGCTGTAATACCAATATTTCCAACTGTGTTGACAGCAGACTTGCTGACATTACGAGCAGTGCCCAAGGCGGTGCCCGTAATCTTAAACGCACCGTTGCCAGTGCGCTTGGCCAGACGAACGGTTCCCTTGCGGGTGGATGTAGCGATGCCGAGTGCCGTATTTAGAACTCCTTGGGGTAAGCGTAAGACTTTGCGGGTAACATTACGACCGCTGCGTTTTGTTCTCTTTGCCATCTCTATACTAAAGAATTCTATTTTTTACGGAGGCTGTGGATGAATTCCACTCGTTCATTTCTGTCTATGTTTAAATTTATTGCTTACTGCTGTAAATTTGAGCGTTCCAATACCTCCAGGGTAAGCACACTACACAATGGCTTCTGAACGAGTTCTAAGTTTATCGATGCGACCCAAGACACTCCAAGAGTGTGTCGGTCAAGAGGAGCTTGTAAAGGCTCTGGAATACCAGTTTCAAGTGGGACGCATTCCTCACTTCTATATTGTTCATGGTCCGATTGGTGCAGGCAAGACAACCTTCGCACGCATTCTCGCACTAGCTCTCCAAATGGGTCCAAAGGAGAAAGATGCCTTTGATATTCCTGAGGAGATGTGGGCCAAATACAAAAAGTATGACATCAAGGAAATGAATGCGGCCAATCAGAATGGGATTGATGATATTCGAAGCTTGATTGAGAGTATGCGCTATATGCCCATTGCTCCTTCCAAATGTAAAGTGGTGATTCTAGATGAGGCACATCAGCTGACAGCCGCAGCGCAAAATGCGCTTCTCACAGAGACTGAGGATGTCGCCAAGCACGTGTATTATATCTTCTGTACTTCCAATCTGACTAAGATTATTCCAGCGCTCCAGCGGCGAGCCTATATGGTTTCACCCAAAGGTCTCACAACCGATGAAACCTATGCTCTGCTTGAGAAGGCAGCAGAAGAGGCAGCCTTCATTGATGACATTAAAGCGTTGTATGATGCTCTCTATGTAAATTCAGTAACGTCTCCTGGTCTTATTCTCCAAGCCGCAGAAAAATTCTTCAGTGGAATTCCAGCCACAGAATCTGTGACGAACTTTACGATTGGCAAGTTTGATACTCTGGCCATCTGTAAAGCGGTCTCTAAGGGGGACTGGAAGGAAAGTTCTAAAATGCTCAAGGACTTGACCAAGGAAGAAGTCGTCACTATGAAGATGTGTATTCTCGGCTATATGAAGGCGATTCTTATGAAGACCTCAGGTCAGAAAGCTGGAACCATGGCAAGAGCCATTCGAATTCTATCTGACGATAATGACATGCTTCCACGATTCTTGGCCAATGTCTATCTGACATGTGAGACCATTACAGGGTAGACTTTATAAAATTGAATTTTTTAATAGAAACAACAGTGGTTAGAAAATGAACACGTCTACGATTGATGAGTTGCGTCTGGCTATCACCTTTCACCGCGAGGCACTCGCAAAGGCTGAGGCGCAGCTTTATGATTTGGAGTTTCCACCTGAGACACGCCCTACTACGCGTGAAGTTATGCGGCAGCGCGTCATTGCCATGGAAGGTCGCAAGGCTTACAAGCCTTCTTGGAAGAAGGCGGTTGAGCGAGGCTTAGCAGAGAATGTTCAGGACATTCTCGATGACTGTGCTGACTATCTCTACTATGACCGAGATAATCCCTCTGAGTTTATTGAGGCAGCCAAGGAGCGCCTTGGAAAGGCGAATTCACTCCACCGACAGGAGTTTACTCTTCTCGTTATTCAGTATCTCCACACCAAGGGTTCTTTCTACAATGAGGATACACAAGACTTTGATGACTTCGAGGACACCGCTGGCGGTTGTGATGAGATTACGCAGGAGGCAGCAATGTATCTTATCGAAAACCCTGAGTGGACTGCCTAAGCACACTAAAATTGAACGCATCCCCACCTTATTTTTTAGCACAACTCCTTTCTTGTCTACCATGCCGTTTGTAAATGATATCTGGGACAACGAGCTTGAAATCACGAAGGGGTATGTTGCGCATCGGCAGAGACTCATTGATGTCAATGTCATTCAGACCTTTCAGGTGAAGGGTCGGCGACTCTACATCAACACGTTCAAGCAGAATGAAATGGTTCCGAGTATGTGTATCTTCTTTGAAAACAAGGAGAAGGCTGAGGAGGCTTACCAGATGATGAAGGAGTTCTACTACGGTCCTTTCGTTCATGGAAAGCAGAAGCAACCTGAGCTTTCTCTCTGTTTAATGCTGCCGATATTCCTCATAACATTCTCGCCTCTCATTGGCTTCATCATTCTTCTAGTCTCTTCTTCCTATCGCATTGGGAACATGTGCCCGCTCTTTCTATCCTCTTAATAAATGAAAGAACATAAATATACACGGAAACAAAAAGGAACGCAACTCTACAATGACAATCCCAAAGGACCCTCGAAAGTCAAAGCGCAATACGGAACAAAAATAAGAGCTCAACAGACACTCAAACGGCTACGAGGAAAACCCAAAGCCTATCAACGACAAGTCGCAACCACGATGTTCTATCGAGCAAAACATCATAAATACAGAACGAAACAGATGGAAGAAGCAATGAAGGTCTATGGTTCTTTTTTACAAAAACTAGTAGAATGAAAAAAGCGTCTGTTCTCCGATTTACCCGAAAGTGTTTGAAAGCTGGCTATAAGACACAAGTCTGTAGAGATGCTTGGATCTTTGGTAAGACTCCGGATAGAGACTTAAAACAAATGTTTAAGGACTCCTTTGCCAAGGAGAAAGTATTTGTCTCGCCGCATTCCTTAGGACGGCGTTCTAAAACTCTTAAAGCAAAGACTGCTCCAAAGAAAATAACAAAGAAAATGATGCTTTCCGCATTAGGCCCTCGCTTTGTTTCTGTCATTTGAAAGAAATACACTTTACTCCTCAGATTTTGGAACATCAACAACAATGACTTGCGGTTGAACCTTGACTTCTGCCTGTTCGGTCAAAGGAATCTTCACAAGGAGCTCCGAAACTTCCTTCATGGCTTCCTTAATCCGCGTGTAGTCGCTCCACCAGGCTTCTTGGTTGGAATAAGAAAGAGTTATAGGTTTGGTCGTATTGTGAAAGTAAATCCGAAGTTGAGCTCGTCCTAGGCAAGAGGTTAGCATAATGACATTGGAAATACTGGGAACATGAAGAGCAGTCTTCTGAACACGAAGGAAATGGGGCATGGTTATGCGAGTCTAACTAGGGTTTCGATATTCAATTTTAAATGCTACCCAAACCAACTAAAGGAATCCAATGTATAGTTCTATAATGGATTACGGGGATACAACAGACGGTGTCTTAGCAGTTGTGTTAGGACTTTCTCTTTTGACATGTGGTTCCAGTATTCTGCTCACTGCTCTCTTTCCTTGCTCCTGTCGGCCGCAACGCGATTGTAAACGGAACTGTGCGGATTGTAAGCGAGATAGACAAAAGTGTCGGCAAAAGTGGTATGATTGTTGTATCAGGCGTGAAAGAGCTAGCACAGAAGAAGAGTTAATGGGTCGTGTTTGAAATCGTAAGTTTAAGGGATGAAAAACACTCTAGGAAGAAGAAGGAATGTCCTCTACCTCCTATAGTATTGAAGGAGCTCTCTATGAGTTAGTCGCAAGAGGGAATAAAGATGTCTATTTCATTGACGATGAGAAAACCAGTAAAAATTTATTTGACAATCGCTATAATCCGACACCCCCTCAGATTTCTGAGCTTCGTCGCTTACCTCCTTTGAATCAGCCAGGATTTGGTCGCTCTTTTGAATTCCAAGTGGAAATCGCTGGAGATTTCTTTGTAGAGCCGACTCTTTTAATAGACCTACCATCCTGGCTTCCTCCTCCTCAAGCAGCCTTAAACCCTACTTCCGTGATTACAGATGCGTCTGGCGTTTCTTATGGCTACACAAATGGAATTGGATTCTTCTTGTTTGAAAAGATACAATTGCTTCAAGACAATATTCTCCTTCAGGAATTCAGTGGGGACGCACTTTGGGCAACATCTCGGAGTAGGGGAACACTGAATTCAGCATTTCTAGATAATCGTCTGGTAGGTCTTCATTCGGGGTCTCCACTTTTACTTGGGCGGAATGCGACACCTGGACGACTTCGCCTCCCCTTACCGTTATTTGGATGTCAAAGTCTTGATGACGGGGGATTTCCTTCTTGCTGTATACCCCAACAACAATACCGGATTCGTTGCTTTTTGCGAAAGCTAGAAGACCTGGTTGAGGCTTCAGATGGAAGGGCGAAACCAACGCCATGGGGTGCCTCGGGTTGGTTGCTGAAATCAAGCGCTTCTGGACCCGTGAGTACATTTTCTACGTTGCCCATCCAAGAGATTCAGCAACCCTCAATTTTACTTGAGACAAGACATATTTATACAGATGCGGAAACACGTCTCGGTGTTCAAAACGTGAGAAACGAAATTCCATTTGAGCGCGTCTACGAAAATATCTTTACCCAAAATCAATATGATTATGCTCCCATTGAACGAGGGGCTGTGGCAGCGATTACCAGGCGCTTAGAAGGAACCCATCCTGCGGCTCGCATCATTAATTTTTTTAGATCAAAGACAGCCATTCAAGCCAACCAGTTATGGAATATTAACAATGATATTTCAGGCGGTGAATTCTATAACAATTTGAAGTTAGTGATTGCTGGAAAGGATAGAGAAACACTGTTCCAGCCTCTTGTCTGGCGCTACCTTGTTGCTTTAGCCAAAGAAGAGCGAGATTCAGGTCTCCCCTTCGCCATTATGAATTGGACAGTGGGTGATGTTCGAAGCAGACGACAACCCTTTGCCAGACAACCTGAAGGCTCTGTAAACTTTACAACCGCAGATAGACCCACACTCTACATTGATTTAAATGACATTGTTGTAGGAAGCAAAAACTCAGTTCTTCACAGTATTGTGGAGAGCTGGGCGTGTATGGTGACTGAAAACTACAGAGCAACCTTATGGTTTGGGAATTAGAGCTTTCTTGTTTGTTTGTTGCGTTTTCCACCTTTGCGTTTTCGTGTAAAGAGATTCTTGAATGCACCTGGAAACGATTGGCTGCGTGGGCGGCCATTCCAATTGGCCACAGACGTTTCAACACGAGGGGCTACTTTCTTTCCTGAATACTTCCTCAAATCCGTAATAATATAATCATGAGTTGTTTCTGCTGCTTTAATTGCTTCATACGTAGCATATTCATCATGGTATGTATTGATGAGCTCAATTCTTTTTCTCTCCAACTCTAACAATCGGTTGTTTACATCTTTTACGATAGAATTGTTGCGATACGTATTTTTTGTTCTTGCTGTAACCTCATCAAAGATGCTAAATAATTCTTCATTCAATGCTTGAAACTCTTGTAAAAAAGCTTCATGTCTTGATTCAATTGCTTGGAGTTTTGTCTCACATGTGGGTTCCATTTACTTAGTTCAAAGATTTTCTATCCGTAAATCGTAGTGACCCTTCTAAACAAATTTTATACTAAGACATTAGCTACTCCTAAATAGATGGCAAGCTCCTTTCAAAGACCCGCAGGAGATATCACAACACTTCTGGATTTAACAGATAGAGACGCACAAGACAATTCATATTTTCCTCTCAAATCCAATGTAAGTTGGTTCACACGGAACTCCGAACGCCGCTTTACACCCTTTGTCCCTGTCCTTCAAGATATTCAATACAGAGGTCCTGCGGGATTTGGACAACGATTTAGTTTTGATATTAATTCCCAGACCTGTGGGGATTTGTTATTAGGAGGGGGTCTTCAACTTCAATTGTCAAGTTGGTTTGATTTAACCACTGTCTTAAATCTTCAAAGTCAGAAATATCAATATGAGACGCCCAATGAAGCGTGGTATTATGCCAATGCCATGGGACAAATCTTGCTCCAGAAGGTAGAGTTAGAAATTGATGGAACCACCATTGAAATGGTAGATGGCGATTTGTCCACTGCGTTTAGTGTCTTGTATCCTGACTTAAATACGCAAGTGGGTCCAGGTGCTGACCATTTAGGAGTTGCGAATCTCCAACAAATTCTCACCTGGCCCCAATATCGTGTGTTCCCCACAGAAACTGGATTTCTCCAATGTATTCTTCCTTTGTTCTTTCAACGCACACGCATGAAGGAGGGTCTTCCCTTAGTCGCCTGTAAAGAAGGAACTGTGCGCATTCACATTACACTCAGACCTTTTACAGAAGTGCTCAGACAAGCAAGAGGGTATCGCGATTCGTGTGATGCCACACCTATCAATACAACTATTAACCTCTTGAATAAAACACTTCCCTTTACCCAAGTGGTGCCTACACAAACGATAGACGCGGAGCCAATGCTTCAAAATGTCCGCCTAGTCACATGGGGAGCGATGTTAGATGGATCCGTGCGGACAAAGATGATACGCGAACCCTTTGAAATTATGCACAGACATATTCAAACCTTTTACTTTGAAGAACCTCTCAAGTATGTTATCGCAAAACAAAACCAAGACAATCTGATTCGGATTCAACTTCCCTTGGAAGCCAATCACCCCCTTGAAGAAATCCTGTGGTTCATCCGACGCAAAGATGTTCTCAATAACAACGAATGGACAAATTGGTCGAGTGTCTTGAATAAAGACTACAATGAGACATACAATCCCAGACAAAGTATGATGACCTATGGAATTGTACAAGCCAATGGAATTACAGTTGTAGAAGCAGAAGAACAGTTTTTCCGACAAGTGATTGCGAGACACCATCGTGGGGGCATTATTGCTTACAATCAATACTTGTATGGGTATCCCTTTGCAAAATGGCCTGGAGATATTCACCAACCCACGGGGACTGTCAACGCATCTCGTCTTCAGAATCTGCGATTGACCTTAGACGTGCGAGCTCCGCAGAATCCTGATGGAACTGCTGCTGCGTGGGATGTGAAAGTCTTCTGTGTAGGCCTTAATTGGTTACGCTTCCAGAATGGTATTTGTAATCGCATGTTTAATGATTAAAGTAAAATTGAACATACAAAGGATTCATTCCAACGCAAACTATTAGAATGTCTTTCTTGCTACGCTGGTTCATGAGGATACCTCCTCTGACCCCTGCTGTCGCAGTCCCCAATTATCCTGATCATATGGGAGCTGGATGTGTCTTTACCGATGGTAAACATGTCCTCGGAGGCTATCAGCCTCATAAAAAGAAGCCTGGAATCAATGGTATCGGCGGCCATAAGGAAGGTGAAGAATCCTATCTTCAAACAGCGTATAGGGAAACCATTGAAGAATTCTTCCATGTGACCAACACAACTATACCGATTGGACTTGTGGACAGACTTATTTGCCAAATGAGACCCAAGAAGATTAAAATGAAGAAAGGCTATGTTCTTATCACCTTTGATTTTAGAGACCTTCAGCAGTTCCTGAAGCTCTGTAAGAAAGCAGGACTCCGCTCTCCTTTGTATCAAAGGATTCCCAAGAACCTTTTGGAAGTCATCCAGATGCGTCGGTATGACCTGACTGCCGAGATTTCATCCTTTGCTCTCCTTCCCGTTGTAAAGAACCACCAAAAGCTGAGAAACTTTGTGAATGCTCTCTTTATCCAAGACATGTTGGATATGTAAAGGACTTTCGGGATACCCGATAGAATGGTGGTCTCACTCCTCCAGATTATTCACACAGGTCTTCAAGACGAACGACTTCTACCGACCAAAGGAAAACCTCAAATTTCTTTTTTTCAGAAGGTCTTTGTCAAAGCAGGTCGGTTTACGACAGCCTGGGTTCGTCTTGATTTTGATACACGACCCAATTTCTCTACACAAGCCTCTATTACTCTGCCCCGACAAGGTCATTTGATTACACGTTTGTATTTAATTACGACGATGCCGGATATTGTTGGCACTCAGCTTCTTGCGAGAGCGGCGACAACCACCACCTTTGCGGGACCCACCTTTGGTTGGACAAACAGTCTTGGACATGCTCTCATCGCAAACGCAAGCATGGATATTGGAGGTGCTCGTGTAGAGCAACTCAATGGCAGACTCTTAGAAGTGTTGGATGAGTTTAACACACCGTTGGAAAAGACGACTTTGATGAATTCTGTTTTACCACGTCTTCAAAACGGATTTAATGCGCAAAGTATTGGCTGGACGGAGAGACCCACTGTCGCAGTCACTCCTCTTCCTTTTTGGTTTTCGAGAGGAGATCCAGGTGTTGCTCTTCCAATTGACGCAATTAACAATGACCAAGTTCGTCTCAATATTACATTCGCCCCCTTCAACTCACTCTATGTGAGTTCTGCGCAAGTAGACATATCAGGAGTTGCCAATCCTGCTGGAGGAGAGGCCTACTTTCCTTTATTGAACTCTCCTTTCTATCAGACCGGTGGAACAACCCCCATCTTTGGCTTAACAGGAAATTCAGCTGTGTCCACGAACGTAAGTATACTACCCACTATCCGCATGGCGAATAGCTATACACTTGGAGATACCTATGTGTTAGCAGAATATGTCTATTTGGACAAACCTGAAGCCAACAAATTCCGCATTTCTGATATTCAGTATCCCATTCCTCAACATTATCTCTTTGAGCCCACTGATACGAATGGGCTCCCCAAGTTAACAATTCCTCTTCGTGTTCCCAATCCGACCCGAGATCTCTTTTTCTACGCACAACGATATGAAGCTCCAGCGTATAACGCGCCTTTCTTGTCGTCCCGTGACCTCAGTGGTTATGCGGTTCGAAATGCTCCGTGGTGGCCTGATGCGAGTGGTCTGAATGCTGTGAATTTGGGCAGCTTAGTTCCTGCGTTTTCCACCCGTCAATCCGAGCCGTTAGAAATGGTTAGCCTCGTCTATGAAAACAAGCTGTATCGCTACAGCAATATGGCTCCTCAAATCTTTCGGAGCTTGATTCCTTCCATTGTTCAGAAAAAATCTCCTTGGGTCAACGGATATTATTATAACTTACCCTTTGGAATGGACCATGGCATTACGCCAACCTCCGTTCCAACTGGAGAAGCCAATTTAGACAAAGTCGAAAAAGTGGAACTTCGTCTTCAATTTAAACCAAATCTAGGCTCTATCGATCCAAACAACGTTCCACGGTATATTGTCTATTGCTACGCAGAAACTTACAATATCCTCCGTATCTATGGTGGAAGAGCAGGATTACTCTTTGCTTTCTGAGCATTTATCACTTGCGAGAATCAATGCTTTTTCTTCACATGGAGTTGCGACTGCTCCTACACGTTGGTCTATATACGATGCCCCCGAATAGGATGTGTTGGGCGAATTTCCAGCCACAACTCGATTGACACAGGGTTCTGTAAGCGATTTGTTGTATAAAAGAGCATTCGCATAGACTTGCTTCCCCTGTTGCTTGAAGGTGACAGCGGAAGCATTGGAGTTTGTATTGGTATTACTGGTGGCAGGTTTGGGCATTCTATTTAGTGTTTAAATTTGAAGGGAAATCCTTTTCCTTCACTAGCAACTATGGCCAAACCTTTCTTGAAATGGGTGGGAGGAAAAACACAACTTCTTGATAATGTCCTTGCTCTCTTTCCACCTCATCTAACAAATTATCATGAGCCGTTTCTTGGTGGAGGGAGTGTCTTGATTGGATTTCTTACAGAGGTTCAACAGGGAACCCGAACTCTTTCGGGAACAGTCTACGCAAGTGACGCGAACCCCCGTTTGATTTCACTCTATAAACATATTCAAAGCAATCCAACCGCTCTGATTCAACGGCTTCGCACGTATCAAACGGACTATGGAAGTATCTCAGACCTTTCAGGGACTAAAACCCCTACAACTCTGGAAGAAGCCAAGACCTCTCAAGAATCCTATTATTATTGGATTCGGACTCAGTTTAATTCTCTTTCTGATATCACAAGCCTGGATGCCGCTGCTATGTTTGTCTTCTTAAATAAAACGGGGTTCAAAGGGGTCTATCGCGAGAACAAACAACGTAAATTCAATGTTCCCTTTGGTCATTACAAAAAGACACCTATCTTCTTTGAAGAAGACAATTTACTCGCTATCTCCCACTTGATTCAAAGAGTCATCTTTACATGCCAAGGATTTGAACACTCACTTGCAAAAGCGATTCAGGGTGATTTTGTCTATTTGGACCCACCCTACGCTCCTGAGAATGCCACATCCTTCACCGCATATCAGGGAGCTGGATTTACAAAAGAGAATCACGAAACCCTCTTTCGTCTAACAAAGGAATTAAGTTCTAAGAATATTGTTGTTGTCATGAGCAATTCGGATGTTCCTCTTGTAAGACAAGCTTTCCCATCTCCTCCCTTTACTCTTTACACAGTGATTGCCCGTCGTGCCATTCATAGAGACGACCCCTCCGCTCAAACAAATGAACTCCTCATTACGAAAGAAGCCTAAAATTAAGAATAAGAATTTACTCAAATGAGTGAGTTATGGCCCTTTATACGTGAGGAAATTACAAAACATGAGTTATCCCCTGAACAATTTGAGTATCACGCGTCAACAACAAAGTATAAGTTTGCCCTTCATAAGATTCTTTATACATCACCTACTTTGCCTAAACGAATCGAGTTAGGAGATGCGATTGAAGCCAACGCGTATCATTTATTTTATTATATGATTTCTCGTTTCTATTTTTTTGACAATGGAACAGACGACATTGTCTATTATTATCCAAACAAAAAGAACAACTACTTGTCTGAAAAAGCGCTGTCTTTACTGCCACCACGATTCAAACGAGAAACAGAAAAGAAGCCAGACTATGAGTATTTTGAAATGCCAGGATGTATCTGGTATACCTATACCATTGGAGAACCTTGGATGTATGAGTATGTGCGAGACTTGTATAAACCGATTTGGGAGAACGTCTCGCAAATTAAAGGAAAATATACCTATATCTCACGCAACAAGCGAGATATCAAGGCACGTCGCTTATTAAATGAAGAAGAATTATTTGGTCCTCTCAAAGAGGCTGGATTCAGTGTTTATACAATGGACACCCTAACCTTTGAAGACCAAATTCGCCTCTTCCGCAGCTCAGAAATTATTACAGGGCTTCATGGCGCAGGAATGGCCTGGTTGATTTTTTGCCACCCAGGAACCTATCTCTTAGAAGCTGCCATTGTAGGAGGAGAAGAAAAACATAGACCTCATTATGAAGATATTTGTGTCAAATCTCAGATACACTATTATCGCTTCACCCATACACAATATCCAGAGAAGGAAAACTATCCAGGCTGTGTGGAGGACGATTGTGTTGTCAATTCAGAAGAATATATAGATGTTGTTAAGAAAATTGTTAAGATGAAGGAAGAGAAACATGCTCTTTAAGGAATGTTGTGCGAAGATAAAATGCGCGGCTTGTGGTTCCGTGTCCCGCACCTTTTGTTCGCGTTTGAAGATACTTTCCTATACTTGATTTGAGGAGCCCTGAGGAAGTGTAGTGTGTTTGAATTTGGAGATAGTCTTCCTCTAAAAGCTTATAAAGTTCTGGAAGTTTGTCCTTTTCTAAGAGTGTTGGTTTGAGATAAACAATATTGTTCTCCTCGCGCAGATATGGAACAACGAGCATGCGGTTCATCTTCTTACAGCAACGGGAGTCAGCAAAGCACTTCTCTTTCAACTCTTCAGGACACACCATGGTGACTGCGAGTGTTTCTTTTGGAACAAGACTACCATTTTTCACTTTCTTGAGAGGGAATGTCTTGAGTTCTCCATCACTACAATCGAGGCAGTTTGATGTATGGGGAATGCCAGTAATGGTCTCCAAAAGAAGACCTGTAGCTCCCTTATTTCGTGTGATAGGACAATGAAACGGCTTTCCTATCAAAGGAATCAGTTTCATGTGAAGTTCATGTAGAGTGAGCACCATGGGTATACCATTCCTCTCCTCAACCTCTCATTCAATTTTTAGAAAACTGTTCATCTAAACAAGAGCTTCTGTATGTTTTCAGATGAATTCCATAACGATTGACAGCAGTCATTGCCGCAGCACTCTGTGTCGCCTCTGTGCTGATTCTGGCACTGATAAGTGTCCTTATAATCTTCACGGCCATCGTCATCCCTACAGCGTTCCCTACTCGCTGTTTTTTGAGCCCCTGAAGAACAAACCCATTAAATTTGCGGAGATTGGTGTCTTCCGTGGAGCCTCTGTTCGTGCGTGGAGAAGCTTTTTTACCAATCCTAATGCCAGAATTTTTGGCTATGATAGAGATATCCCCAATCTAGAGTTTATTGCGTCTATGGGTTTACCAAATGTTATTCTTGACGTCATGGACGCTAGTAAATCGGAAAGTATTCATGGAAAGCTACAACAAGCAACGCAAGACGGTGAGTTGTTTGATGTCATTCTAGATGATGCGTCCCATGACCCTGCTGACCAATGCGAAGTCATTAAGACCGCATTGCCTTTCTTGAAGCAAGGTGGTTTGTTAATTATTGAAGATATTTTCCGCGAACGCACTACAAAGCCTTATGAGGATGTCTTCCCTCTTATTCAAGAGTTAGTCAGTTTCCACACGTTCATTGTATGCGACCATGAGCTGCGGTATTCTCCAGGATGGAACAATGACAAACTCCTGGTCTTTGTGCGAAACTAGCGACGGACTTTGCGTGTTCTCCGCTTGCCTCCCTGCGCAGACTTCAGAATCGCAGGGAACCCTGTAAATGAATTTCCTTTATTTTTTTCTTCTTTTACACCCACGACGAGTTTTCGATTCCAGAATTGTAAAAATTCATGCGAGATTGTTTGATGAATACGATTTAAGGTCTCAATTTGTTCTCGAATATCACGAGACAAGGTTCCTTCATCATCGGAATTGGCTTCAGGCTCAGGCATAGAGGCGAGTGCGTCTGAAAGCAATACTTTGTACACTTCTAATTCCTTTGCCTTGTTAGCCTTTTTTCCACCAAGCTCTCTTCGTGCAGTTTCAACAGCGCGCGATTTTAGCTCTAACGCAACGGAATCTTCTAATTTTTTGGGTTTCTTTTTTTCAAGAATAATTTCATGACGAGAGATATCCTCGCGAAAGTCTCCCATTCCTTCCAAAAAATGTCCAGGATGTTCTGGGTCAGGATGGAATTCCATGAAAGGTATATGCTTTTGACCATAATGAAACGGTTTATCTTTCCAGTACAACGTGTCTACTTTGTAGTGAAAAGGTCCAGTTTCACTTTCAACCTCAGCACTGCGACTTCTGGCTCTTGCTCCACTCCCGCTGGCCGCAGGAGCACCATTGTTTGAGCTTTGAGGAAGGCGTTGGTAATAGCCACATCCACTTCTTGACCTCCTTGTATCTCTATAATAAATAGGAAGTTTCGGATGAAGAGAAATATGAGATAAAAATTGTTCTCGTCCTCCTTTGCTTGTCAACGTGAGTTTAACTACAATATTCTCACAAAAACGAAGATTTTCATCGTTGAGAACTTTAAATCCCAAGCGACCAAATCTCTTGGATGCCGCACTTTCATCACGAATCGGGCCAAATTTGTACGCCTGTTGAATAAGACTCGCTAATGCTTGGTTATTATTGAGCTCTTCAACAAAATATCCCATCCAGGTATTAATGTTTCGTGTAAGCACATTCCAGTTAATCGCAGTATAAAAACGATTTTCTAGACTTGTTTCAAGGTGACATTGGGACGATGATAATAATTCATCATCACATTTCTTTGTGACACTTGTATTTGTATTCTTTTGGAATTGAGGAACACAAGGTATATCACAGGGATCCAAGGCATTGTTTGCTTTTCTTTCTGTGGAGGCCATCCTCTCTACTCTCCATAAACATCTTCATGTGAAGGAAAGTAGATATCTTCTTCTTCAAACGGTGGAGCCTCCGATGGAAGGGAAACAACATCATCGTCATCGTGGAAATCATCATTCAGGTTCAAATCGTAGGGATTAATACCGAGACGACGCAGTCTCCTCTCCTCAGCGAGTTGCTTCAACGTCTTAAGTTTAAAGCAAGGCAGAACCATCGGCTTGCTAGTGTCTGTCACCCACGAGGGTATCTCATACTCTGTCTTTGTGCCATGACCTCCCTTGAGTGGAAGCGATACACACATTTCGCGCAGAATAGTCTCGGGAGTGGTTCCCTTCTTGAGACGCTTCTGAATCGCCTCTTCCTCTTCTGCAGCAATAGCATCCTTTAACTTGGTAGCCAACGATGCTCCTTCAAACACACTCTTTTTCGGAGCAGCTTTGATCAGGTCGGGAAACTGTGTGATTGACGTAGGGTTAAATACCTTTGCGGGCGCCTCTTCCTTTTGCTTCCAGCTACGATACCCACCGGAGTCACTGGGTCTATTTGTCTTGTTCATCTGTGAGAATGGGCTTGACTTATTCATCTTGGATGCGCTAAAGAACTACTGTGCTTAAGGATATACTGCTTACGCATTCAATTTTTGTGCCACTTAAAATTGTTTGATGAACACATAGTAGAAACGGCACACCATGGTAAATCTTGTCATCGTAGAGTCACCTGCCAAGTGTTCCAAAATTCAAGGATTCTTGGGACCTGGTTGGATTGTTCAAGCAACTTATGGTCACATTCGCGCCCTTCAGGAGGATTTGGATGCCATTGGATTAGACCGTGACTTTGAACCGAAATATACGTTTCTAAAAGAAAAAGCCAAGTCTATTTCGAATCTGAAAGAGGCTGCCAAGAAAGCTGATACAATTTATTTAGCGAGCGATGATGACCGAGAGGGCGAAGCCATTGCGTTCAGTGTAGCTGTTCTCTTGGGTCTTAATGTAGCGACTACACCCCGTGCTGTCTTTCATGAAATTACCGCAACAGCTGTCAGAGAAGCTGTTGCGAATCCACGCCGCATTGATATGAATCGTGTCAACGCACAACAAGCACGAAGTGTTCTAGACATGATGGTAGGATTTACAATTTCTCCGCTCCTCTGGAGCTATGTCGGCCCAGCACTTTCTGCGGGGCGTTGTCAAACCCCTGCTCTTCGCTTATTGTGTGAGAGAGAGGAGCAGATTACAAAGTTTAGCGCTGAAACAGTCTGGAAATTGAAAGGTGACTGGCAAGCACAGAGCCATGGATTTGGATTTCCAGGAGTTCTCAAAGATGAGCTAGAAGACAAGGAATCTGCCATAAATTATCTTGAAAACATTCATGAAGAAACAACAGCAACCGTCTTTACTGCTGAAACAAAGACATGGGCAGAATGTGGACCCAAGCCTTTGATTACAAGCACGCTTCAACAAGAGGCTTCTGCTCTCTATTCGTGTCCTCCTAAAAAAACCATGATAATTGCGCAGCGCTTGTATGAACAAGGCCATATTACCTATATGCGAACGGACCATGCGACCCTTTCTGAGGAAGCAAGGGGTGATGCTGAAGGAATGGTAACAAAGTTGTATGGAGATACATATGTGAACAAACTAGAAAAGAAGGTTTCAAAGGGAAAAGAAGCACCTGTTCAAGCTCAAGAAGCCCATGAAGCTATCAGACCAACTCACTTTGATATCGTTATGCTTCCTTGCGACGAAAAATGGGATGATACAGAAAGGAAAATCTACAGACTCATCTGGGCTCGCGCAATCCAGAGTGTTATGTCAGCCTGTAAGGGCGATGAGCGTGTAGCCACCTTCTTGGCAGATGGGGATCCTGGAGAATTTCCGTGGGAATCGAAGTGGCGCCGCACAACCTTTCCAGGATGGCGCCGCGTAGGATTGAGTACTGTTCAACTCGATGAAACGGAAGTTCAAGCGGAAGCAGATGCAGTACAAGCCATATGGATTCAAGCGATTTCCTTGCGCCAGGGAGACAAACTTACTTGGAAGACTCTAGAAGCTGCTCCTGTAACATCGAAACCTCTTCCCAGATACAATGAAGCAACCCTTGTAAGAGAACTAGAGAAGAAGGGAATTGGTAGGCCAAGCACGTATGCGAGTTTGGTAGGGACCCTCTTAGAGAAAAAGTATTCTGAAAAGAAAGACACTCCTGCGACACCCACCACAGTTGTAAGTTACATTCTGAACACGTTGGGTCAGTGGCCTCCCAAGGAGACCAAGGTAACAAAGCAGTTGGGGGCTGAAAAAGACAAGATGATTCCAACACCGTTGGGTCACACTTTGTTGAAATTCTGCCTCCAGGAATTCAAGGAACTCTTCGCATATGATTTCACCGCTCATATGGAAACTCGTTTGGACAAAGTTGCTCAGGGGGAAGAGCAGTGGAAACAAGTGTGTCGTGACACATGGAATTCCTACAAGACCCAGTATGCGGAGTTGAAAACAACAAAGAAAGGGTCCAAAGGTGCCGAGTTAAAAGCCCAGAGAGCGGCAGACTCAGCATCAAAACTAAAGGAGTTCTCAGAGGGCATCAAGGCTGTTGTGGGTCGCAAAGGGCCGATTGTGCTGAAGGAAGATCCAAGCGGAGACAAGGAGAAGACAAAATTCTACGGA